ACTCGTTGTTGTCGTGGACGCTGCCGCCGACTGCTTCAAGCCGGTCGCCAAGGTGGACGACAATCTGGGGCTTCCATTCCTCGATGCGTGCCAGCAGCCATTCGATGTGGCGTTTGGGTGTGAATGGTGCGTGTTCGCAGCCGTAGGCCAAGACGCGGACGGTCGTAGCAGCCATGCACAAACCTTTCAGGTGGTCCTAACGCCAAGTCGAGTATGGGTTGACAGGCTCTTTGATCCCCAGCATCTTGCGGGTTTGCCGGTCCATGAACTCGCGTTGCTTCTTGGCTTCACGGTCAAGTGCCCGTTCGCGGGCCTTGGTGGTTTCTGGGCGAAGGGCTGACTTGAAACTCTCTACCAGCATCGCCAGTGCGTCAATCTTGCCGTCTTCACGCAAGCAGCCTTTGTCGCGCGTGATGTTGGCTATCTGGTGTTGCAGTTCGTTCTTGAGTTCAATGTCGTCGTCCTGCCCGACAATCTTGGCCCGCAGGCAGCAAGGGTCCATGACAAGCCGGTGCGGGGTCATCACTGCGTCAAGTACGTCGATAATGCGATGCTCTTTGCGCACCGTGTTGTGGACGCCTTCAATCTTGCAGGACCAGCCATCGGGGAATGACGCATCGCCAGTGGCAACAACGTGCCGCGAAATCATCTTCGCCATGTTCTGGCGGAAGATGCCCGCCGTGTCCATGTTGGTTTCGATGAAAACGGTTCGTACACGATACTGTTTGAGCAGCAGCACGATGTTCTCGCACGATGCCTCGTCAAACCCGCCTGGCAAGCCTTCCACGCGGTAGACGTAGATGAACCCGCCCACGTCTGCGCCGATAGCCACGCCCATCTTGTCCTTACCGATACCCGAAGGGTCGATAGATGCGTGGACGCGGGTAGGCGACACCGCCTTTTCGTCGATAAAGGCCGGGCGGTAGAGTTGTTCTTGCCCCACGCCGATGGTGCTGATGTTGCTGGCCGTACTGCCGTTGTGGTTGCTGATGCCGTAGGTGACGCTGGCAGGCAACTTGGCTGGCGGCGGTGACAACTCCATCACAATCAGGTCAGACAACTTGAGCGGGTAGCCAAGTTTGTCGAGCAGGTACACCACGCATTGCTGTTCGCGGTAGAACTCATGCTTGCCCTTGGCGCGGCGTTCGAGGAACTCTTTGCCGGTAGTCGGGAATCGCAGCGGGGCGAGTGATTCGCCGGGTTTGATGCCGTGGGCCTGCGCGTAGGCAGCAATGCTAGGGTCCATGTAGAACGGTTCTGGCTCGCCATCACGCGGCAGGGCGAGGGGGTAACTGCGAACCGCAAAGCCCTCTTTCTTGAGCTTGGAGGCAATCGAATCTTCGTGCTTGGGCGTTTGGCAGAAGACGATTTCGTTGGGGTCAACCGGGTTGTACTCGCCCATGTCGGCGTTGGTGTAGATGATGTTGGTGAACTCATCCATCTGGCGGTGCAGGCGTTCGCGACCGTCAGGCGTGAGGGCGTTCTCTTTGGTTTCAATGTCATCGCCAATGACGGTGTTGGCACGTCCACCTTCAAGTGCTGACTGAATCGAACCCACGCTCACGCTGGGCTGCTTGCCAAACGCCTTGCCACGCACATTGAAGGCCGTGCGGTTGTCCAGGTCCTTCTTTTCGGGCGCAAGGTCACGCATGAACGTGAGGTTGAGGCCCTGACGCACGAAGCGCAAGAGTTTGTTTACTTCACGGTCGTTCTTGCTGCTGATGAGGATTTCACGGTTCACATCACGCCGCAAGCGGTAGAGGCACAGGGGGCCAGTGACCAGCGTGGTCTTGCCAATCTGCCGGAAGCCCATCACCATGCGGCGGCTTGGGCCACACACACCAAAGCGAAACATCATCCGCTCGTACTCGGTCAGGGCGTTGGGCGGCAAACGCATCTCGGCCCACACGCAATCGAGGAAATAGTCTGCGTCAAAGTGCAGACGTTCAAAGTCCCAAGGGGTGTTGATGCGCATGATGTGTGGCGGTTATTCTGCGTTGCGAGTGTCTTGCTGCAAGTCAGCAATCTCGGCGTCGTCAGGGCTTTTGATGTTGAACTGTGGTGCAGGCTCAGCCAGTCGCCGCTGGGTGGATTGCTCCATGAGCCGCTGGCGGAAGTTGGCGGTGAGTACCGGGTCTTCCAGCACGCCGCCCAACTTGTCGTTGAGTTTCATCGCGGCTTCAAAGTCTTTGGCACTCGGCTGCACGCGCAAGATGCCGCCTTGACCATCGGGCATGTCGCGGCCATTCTTCAAGACGTTGCACATCGACTTGACCAGTAGTTTGGTGAAGCCGTTGGGGGTGATTGCGCGCTTGGCTTTCTTGGGTGTGCCTTCTTGGTTGGTGTTGGTCATGTTTACCACGCTGGGTCATCTTCGTCAGGCAGGTCTTTTGTCAGCGTTCGCAGGCCATCGCGGATGTAGAAGACGTTGGGTGCGAGCCGTAGCCATGCGTTGGCGTCGTACTTAGTGAACGCATCATCGTCGAGCGTTGCCGCTTGAATAGGCTCCCTTCCAGCAACGATTGCGGTGTTGATAAGATCAAAGGTCGGGTTTCCTAGCAATGCGTTCTCGATGCCTGGCCCTTGACCAAGTTGGGATACTCGGCCCTTGGCGAAAATGGGTTTAGACTCGAATGTTTGCAGGGATGTATCAATCAAGAACGGCAAGATGGTGCTGTAACTGGCACGTCCAAACGCCTGCGTTGCGACGTTGCTCATCGTGAGCCGTTCATCGCGGTACGCCTGCGGGTCGTCTTGCGATAGGCTGTTGATGTACTCACGCGCGGCGTATGCAAGCCCAGCCGAGAATGAGCCAGCCATCACAAGGCCAGTCATGCCCATGCGAGCGTCTTTGATATCTTGTGCGCCGCGAAGCAGCCTGTCTTGCGAGGCAATCATGTAGGCGCGAAGTTGAATAACAATCTTGCCCTGCTCGCTGGTCATCCACAAGTCCATCTGGCCTGCGGACGGTTGCAAGACGAGTTCGCCAGCCTTCTTGGAAAGCAGGTCGTTGAAGCGGCGAGCGTCTGCGACAAAGCCAGCATCCCACGATTCAAAGTTGAATCCGGTGATGACGCTGCCAAGTGGTCCGCTCTCGGTGGTGCGGTGCTTGGCAATCTGCCCAGCGATTCGATCCCACTGCTTGCGGGTCAGGCCGAACGAGCGAAGGCGGGTGTCACTGATGCCTTTGTCTACGGCGTCGCTGAATGTCTGCGAGAGCGTGAGGGTGAGGTACTTACGGCCACCTTCTTCAACAAGTTTCTGGCCGCTCCACTTGTACACGCCACGCTGCAAGTTGGAGAAGTTGCGGCTAATGTCTTTCACAACCCCGGATTCAGCACTGTCTTCGAGGACGCGACCAGCGGCAAAGTCCATTGCGATGCCAAGTCGGTCAATCTCGCCGATAATCTTGTCGCTCAGTGTGCCGCCCTTGGCCGCAGAGAACCACCCGTTCCACGTCTTTTCAAGTGCGCGACCACCAATTTTGAGCGATGCACGGAATCCCACCTGTGCCATTGCTGCCAGCGGTTCGGCAGCGTTGTTGATAGCCGATGCTGGTGATGCCAAGAGCCGCGCGAAGTTGGCCGCTCGCACAATGCTGCCAAGGTCTTTGACCGTGGTTTCTTCGCTCACTGGTGCTTCGAGGACCGTGCGAATCAGGTGGTCCAGCCGCTTGACGTTGTTGCGCTCGCGGCGAATCTGAAAGCGGAATCGGTCGAGATTCGTGGCGTTTGCGTAGCGTTCAAACTCGTCAACTTGGCGATTGGCTTCTGCCAGCAAGTCTTGCGCACTGGCTAGGCGTGGGTCGCCAAGTGATTCAATGACAGCCGCCATCGACGAATGGCCCATCGACTTGCGCGTGTAGGTACGGGCCAGCACGTCGATCTGGCGTTCAAAGAAGTCGGTCATCTTCCACGATGAACCGTCTTTGAGCGTTGCAGTCTGGGTCATATCAAAAGGCAGAGCGTTGCGCAGGCGAGAGAATTTGGCGGCGTCGGTGTCGCCCTTCATCGACTCAAAGATGTCACCAATGCGGTCGGCGTCCGCTTGGCTCAGTGTGCCAAACGCGCTTTGATAGCGGCGAACGAACTCATCTACTAACTCGGTCGTGCTTTGGGCAACCGTACCAAGGGCAGACACCTTGACGCGGCGACCAGCGTTCTGTGCCCATGCCGTGGCATATGCACGCAACTGGTTATCGTTGGGCACGGTCGAGCCGTTCTTGGCCGCAAGTTTCTGGTAGCCACTGCGAAGCGAATCCATCGCCATCTCGATAAGACCCTGCTCGTCGGCCACGTAAGCCTTGTCGATTTTCTGGCGAATGGCCGCGTGAGGCACATACGTGGGGTCAAGCGGTACACGCTCCGCACCCTTGACGCCGTGGCGAAGCATCGTGTCTAGCCCATCCTGTGCCAGTTTGCGGTACGCATCCACGGCGGGGGCAATGTCGGGCGTGATGGGGCGAAGTCCCTCGGCGGCATCGGTGATGGCCGTCTTGATCTGCGCGGGCGTCAGGTTGGGGTTGGCCTTGCGGACGTTCTCGATTGTCTGGTCAAGCACCTTCTGGAATGGCACGAAGCGGCTGGTGAAGGCTCGCTGCGTCCACTGCATGGCCGAGTTGAGTACGTCGCTGCCGTCAGTCTTGCGCAGGATGTCACGGTCAAGCCGGTTGGCAACCGCTCGCAGGAACGGAAGCGCAGACCGCGAGGCTCGGTAGAGTGAGCCAAAGCGGAATCCCATGAAGCCCACGCTGGCCTTGGCGTCGGTCACATCAGAGAAGTCGGCGTCAAGATACGTCTTTGCCGGACGGGGACGCGGGAAGGGGCTTGCGGGGCCGCTGGGTGGCACAGGAGAGCCGGGAACGCCAGCACCCGCATTACCAGAGGGTGGAACTGGAGAGCCAGCAGAGCCGCCCACAGTGCCCGTGCCGGGGTTGCCAGCGGGAGGAACGGGGGAACCTGCGGATGCGCCGGTAACGCCGGGGCCAGTTGAAGGTCCGGGCGAATCAGGCGGGGGTGGTGCTACAAAGTCGTCGCCCATATCCGCCACTTCGCCAGTCAGCAAGCGAGGTGAACTTCCATCGTCAAGTTGCGCCGGATCGGGCAGCCAAGTGCCCTCTGTTTCTACGAAGATGGTGTCATACAGGCGGCGTGAGCGAGGAGTGCGCGAGGGTGGAAGCGACTTGTTGCTGCCAGGCGGCAATCCACCCGCCGACTCCACCGCATCCGCCAGTAGCCGCTGGTCAACATCCTTGGCGTAGTTGTTGGTGTCACGCACCAGCCGCTCGTCTAGCGTGCCGGGCGTGGCGATTGCACCCAGCAACCCACCAAAGCCTGCGGCAAGAATGGCCTGCATACCCGCTGTCTCAGCGTCTTCGTCGGCAAGTAGCGTTTGGCCTGCGAAGGTGCCGGTGCCCGCGCCGATTGCACCACCCAACGCACGCGAAGCCCGCGTTGCACCAGAAACCTGCAAGCCAAAGATGCTTGCAAAGTTGCTCAGGGTGTTGCTGCCAACATCGCCCGCGTCAAAGTTTGGGTTGATTTGGGCGCGCAGTGCTTCGCCTGGAATCTGCACGCCAGCTTCGATAAGGCCAAGTCGTCCAGCCTGAAGTAACTTGCCCACCTTGGTTGCGTTGCCCGCCTGCGCAAGTCCACCGCTCCCGAACGTGGCGACCAGCGTAAACGGGTCAAGAATCTGTGCCGCCGCGTAGACGCCGCCGCCCATGATGCCACCGCTGGCAACCGTTCGGCGGTTCTGCGTGACTTCAAACAACTCGCGGCGAATGTTCTGGGCGTCAATGTCGCTGCGAGCGTCGGCGAAGTATTCAACGAGGTCAGGGTCAATGTCAGACGTAAGTTGTTTGAGCTTGGCAGGCGTGAGGCGATACGACGGGTCAAATTCACGCGACGAAGCATTGCCAACGTAGCCACCGATGCTGCCCGTGATGGTGTCCGCAAATGCCGCTCCGTACAACTCGGCCAGTGACGGGCGACCGGGTGATGCCGCACCAAACTCAAACGCAGGCTGCTCGTTGCGTGGCGGCTGCTCACGGTCAAGTACGCCCGTGGGCAGTGGGATAGTGGCTTGGCTCATTGCGTGTGTTACTCAATCCTGAGGAAACGGGGCGTAAATGTCAGAAGACTTGACGCCTCTGGCTGTATTTTCTTGCCGCATCTGCTGTTCTGCAATCACCTTTTGTTGTGCAATCGCGTCGTTCACACCCTTGCGATTGGCAAACCACGTATACACGTCGTTGATTGCAAACGTGTCGGTGCTGTCAGCGAAGACGGGAATCATGTTGCCAGCAAAGCGAAGCTGCACGGTGTTGGAGTTTGGATCAATCACCGGCACAAACTGGTCAATGGAGATTTCCTCGCCAAGAAACGACGGCTTAGCCTGCTTGATAGCGGGGAAGATTTTGACGCGCAGATACTCGCCAAGGGCTTCGGGAAACTCTTTGTCGTTGGCGGCGGGCGCATACGTCTTTGCGTATGGCACGGTGTAGCCATTGACCTTGCCAGCAACTTCATCAAACTCGTTGATTGCCCGCTGTGTGGCTGTGGTTGCGTCGATGCCACGCATGGAATACATGCTTGCGCGGCGAGAAATCCACGTCGCCATTTCAAGTTTGTTGGGGGTTTGGATTTTCTTTACATGTGAGTCAGTCAACTTGTTGATTGCCATTTCGGTTGAACGACGAAGTTCGAGATTGCTGCTTTCGTACCTAGCAACGTCGCGTGCTGCGGTTTCAATCGTCATGCCTGGCAACTTCATCGCCTCGTCAACACCAGCAAAGTACGCATTCTGCGATTCTGTCAACGCCACTTCGCGGTACGCTGGACTCATCGCGCGGTACTTCACCATCATGTCTTCAAGCAGCGGGTTCACTTGCAAGTCACCGCCCTTGGCAACGGCGTCTGACGCAACCTGATACACCTGCTCTGCCTGCTGCTTCACATTGTCAGGGACGTAACGCACGCTGGCGGCAAGCGAGTATTGTTTGCGATAGATGTCTGATTGTGTCAGACCACTAGCCTTTGCCGTAGTCTCCACCATCGCAAGTGCGGACGGCATGACTTCTTGAATGCGTTGCTCTCGCGTGACCGTGATGGTTGATTCGGGGGAGCCATCGAAGTTTGGCACGCGAATCTCGGCGTCGCCAAGGGCAAACCCGCCGCCAGAAATGACGGCGTTGAGAGATTCGTCGTTTATGGCTGCTCGTTGGTTGTCAACGAATGACTGAATGAGTTGCTTTTCAGACTCTTTGGCCTGTCGTTCTTCTGCACGCGAAAGCGTGTTGTTGAGTTCGGCTGCTTCCCTGTCATCAAAGCCGCCAGCACGAAACACTGAGTTGAACTGCGAACGAAGGGTGTAGAGGCTTGTGTTCTTTGGGTCAATGTCGGCACTGACAATCGCTAGCCGAAGGTCAGATGCGTTCTGGCTCTGCTGTGCCGACCGCAACTTGATAGCGTTGGCCTCGGCGTTGTTGGTAAGTGTTTGCAGGGCAGTGGTGTATCGCTCGTTACCAGTAAGTCCGCTGGCGTCGATGAACGATTTGAGCTTGGCCGTGTCGCCTGTGGATGCAATCAGTTGCAACGCAGGCAGGGTCGTTGTGGCAATGACTTCATCATCGGTGGCGAAGATTGCACTGTCACGCATGACGTTCTGCACGTCGGCAAACTCGCTGGGCGTCTTGGCTTGTGCCATGACAGCGGCGGCGGATTGGAGTTCAGCGGCTTCACCATCGCGCAAGGTGTTGTCACGCTTGCCGTTGATGAGTTGTAGTACGCGCGTGGCATACTCGGCCTTGTCGTCTTCGAGTTCGCTTGCGTCGGCAGACGAGAAGATGGACGCGGCCACGTCACGGGCGTAAACCAATCGCTCGTCAAATGAACCATTGAGAACTTGCGTGGCCTCGGCATCGCCGCTGTCAAGCCGCTCGGTCAGGCGAAGCAGCTCGACGTTACCAAGATTGGTTGCCAAAGACTTCTTGGCAACCCGCTCACGGGCAACAAACCGTTCATACTGGGCATCGGCGGCTTGGTCTGCCTGCTTGCCATCGCGACGGTCCTGCTCGGCCTTACGCATCGCCAGCGTTTGCACGTCTTGGGCACGCTGAGCAACTTCAAATTCCAACTGCGATTCGTACTGGGCACGCCGCGCCGCAATCTGTCCGGCATCTTGCACCACGTTAGCCGCACCACCCGCGATTGCCATGAGTTGTGCAATGCCGTCTGCCGTGTTGTTGGATGGGCCTTCCACTGCCAGCGACAACCCATCTAGTCCTTGCGTGATGCCGCTTGGGGTTGGGCTTTGGCCGCTTGAACTGCGGAAGCGAGCGTCAGGCAGAGTCGAAAAGCTACTCATGTGGGTTGTGCCTTAGTAATACTGACCGAGGGGTTCGCCGCCCATGCCGGTGGTGATAGGCGGAAGTGCCTGCTGCTGTGCATCACGCAAGATGCCTGCGGTGCGGTCGGCTGTTGCCTGTGCGTTGTTGAACGCATCAAGCCCGCCGCCAAGGGCCATGCCAGCCTGCCCGCCACTGATAGCACCTTGCACCACCGAGAGAATGCCATTGACCGAGCGGCTACGAAGGTCAGCCAGTGCCGCGCGGTACGATGCTTCCAATTCCTGCTGGCGGTTGCCTGCGTTGGTCCTGCGAGTCTGGTTGTCGATAGCCTCGCTGGTGATCTGTGCGTTGAGAATGTCGGTGATGCTGCCACCCGTGAAGCCTCGTTCACCTGCTGACGCACGAATGCTGCCACGCACCAACACGCCACGCTGCACGGCGGCAAGGCGTTCAATCTGGTAAGCATCTTCGCTGTTCTGGCGACTGCGGCCCGCGCTGGCACGCAGACGACGGGCTTGGCCGGTCAGTGCCCGGTTGGTGCTGATTGCACTGATGCCGCTAAGCACACCGCCGATGCCTGCGCCTGCCACGCCCAACTGAAAGGCGTTGCTGTCAAAGAATGAACCTTGACTCACTGGCGACTCCCTTCATGCTGGCTTGCGGCCCGGCTGATGAACTCAATGGCTTGCAACGTCACGGGGTAGTGGCTCCCGCTGCTGATGTAGATAGTGCTGCTGCCGGGCAATCCCACAGGACTCACTCGCCACGTTGCTTCGCCAGCCAGAAAGCCGTTTGTTGGGCTAAACGCCTGAATCACCGAGTCGTTAGCCCGCACCATTTCAACCTGCATATCGCCGCTGCGCCGCACACGCATACGCATGGCAGTGATAATCGGGCGTGCGGGCAGACTCGATACGCCGTTGTCGTATCGAATGAACTGCTCAGAGAGTTGCAGCACCCAGTTGTATGGACGGCCAAGGGTTGCCGTGCCCGCATAGTTGCCAGCAACACGGGCTGACGTGCCGCTGGGACGAACCAAATCACGCAAGACGCCATCGGGGGTGATGACTTTTGTAAGAGTGCTGTCAGTAAACGGAATCGTGTAGTTGGTGTTGGTGCCGTCAAACGTGCCCGTCAGCGTCGTGCGGCGGTCAAGGCGCAAGGGCAATGGCGTTGTTGCCAAAGCAGATGCTTGCACCACAGCATCGGGCTGGATGCGAAGAGACTCAAAGACATACTCGCCGCTGCTGGAAGTGATGTTCTGGTTGACATCGCGGGTAACACGCTCGCACAACAGAATCACCTCGTTGCGCAGGTTGACCATATCGACGATGCGCACGCCCGTGTCAAGTTGGTAGATGCTCCACGCCCGCATGAGTTCGCGGCTGCCAGAGAAGTACGTGCGTAGCACATAGAACAGGCTGCTGTTGCGTGGCAGGATGCCCAGCCAGCCTTCACCTGGCAAACTCACCATGCGGTCTGAGAACGCCTCAACCAGATTGGGCACATGGTCAGCCACGTTATCGCCGATGCTGGCGGCACTCGCTTCGTCGTAGGCGTATCGCCACACCGATGCAGTCTGCCGCACTCCACCCGTTACGCCGCTCAAAGGATTGCCCATCATGTAGGCGAATGGTCCAGCCAGCACCGGCTGGTGAGGCAATGACGGGAAGACGGGGCCAAGGTTGACCGTGGCCTGCGTGGGCGTGAAGGCGTTGCCGCCAATCTCAAAGACTTGTTCAGGCTGGGTCAACACCAGCACCTTATCGCGATACGCAAGCATGGCGTAGGGCGTGGGAGCCTGCGAAGCCGCCAGCGTCAGCGTGATGCGGTCATCGTCAGCAACCACACCTTCTTTAGTCAGGTAAAAATTGTACAAGTCGCCTGCTTTGGTCCAGCAGACGTTTGACCCCATCGCAAGGCCCAGCCGGTTCTTGAACACGGTCAATGCCGTGACCTTCTGGCCCGTCTTGAATGGCTCAGGAATGTCGTTTGTTTCTTCGTCCCCATCCTCGCGGGCGTTCCACGTAATCGCCTCTACGGTGAACGTAGCGGGCGTGGTGCCATCGCCGGTGTAGCCCGTGCGAACCATGCGGTGGGGCATAGAAGTCGAGTCAGGCCGGTAGCGCGGCTGGTCAGGTGCGTACACCTTGGTCCAGCGGTCAGCAATCGCCACGCGAACGCCGCCAGTGCCAAGCATGCCGCCAGTGCCTGCCGTGATAGTGTGTTCGAGGGCCGTCTTGCTGAAAGGCCGGTCGTCCACGGTCAAGTCGCCGCTGCTTGTGCCGCCGATGGGGGTCTGCGGCGCGTAGATAGTCGCGTCGTTGCCCTTCCACGGGCCAGTAATCAGGAACGCGCCGTTGCCGTTGAGACTTGGCACCCACGCCACCAGCACATCGTCGCCACCAAGGGCGCGAAACTCTTGTTGCAGGCGGTCGGCAATATCGGTCATGTCGTTGATGCGGGCAGCGGCAATGTCGCCCGCAATGTCAACTGACAATTCATACTCGCGGCCTACGCCATCTATGGCAATATCTGCCGTTGCGTTGACCATCGCCACGCTCTGGCCCACGGCGTAAGCAGGCGAGCCGCCAGCGGCCAATGCCCGCACCACGATGGTGTCGTTGAGGGCACCAATCTTGTTTCTGATGTACGTCACCCATCCGCTGGTAGAACCAGACGGGTAGGTGTTGCCCGTACCCGCCGTGATGCGCACCATGTCGTTGGTTTCAAAGGTAACGCCAGCAAAGCCGCCAACCTTGGTCAGTTCCCACTCGCCACTACCAATGTTCGTCGCCGTAACACCCGTCAATGCCAAGTTGAGGCGACGAAAGCCAATGCGAAGCGTACTGGGTGAGTTTGACGCATCATCCCAGTCGCCGCGCAATTTGCCCCAGTCGGTGTACGGCCAGATGCGGGCAGAGAATGTGGCAAAGGTGCGACCATCTGCGCCGGGCGTGTACTGGTAGTAGCCTGCGGCCAAGTCAACGCCGTCAGCACGCGCCCGGTGGTAGGTGTTGACTGCGGGAGTTTGCGCAACCATCGTGTCGGCATCATCCCACGTTGCCGTCAGGGTGTACGTGGGGCTTGCCAGCATCGCAACCGCTTTGTTCGTGCTGTAGACGAATGTGGTGTCGCCCTCAGTCTTGAGTTGCAGATTCGTGGGCGATGTGGCGGTGTTGAGGTAGGTTTGTGATGCACCCGCATATGTGACGGTGGCTTCAAGAAACGAACCATTGCTGAGCCGTTCAAAGACGCGCAGCCGCATGTTGGCACCAACAAGCCCGCGAACCACAATGTACTGCTCGCGGTCGTCACGGTCGATGGTGTGGGTTTGGTACGAACCTGCTGCGGTCATGCTCGAAAGCGTGCTTGTACCGACAACCGCCCGCCACTGTGTACCCGCACGCTTGCTTGCACCGTCGAATGGGTGAAAGTCGGTGTTGATGCCGTCAGTAAGCTGGTTGCCAAATCGCGACATGCTGGGCTGCTGGCTGATGCCACCAGACAGAACGCCGCTGATAAGCGGAACTTCCTGCTCCCGAAAGCGAGCGAGGTCGCGTGCGGCACGACTCATGGTTGTCCTTTGTTATTGCTGCTGACCGCGTGATGCGGGTTGGGGCGAAACGTAACTGCGGCCTTGCGTCTGGTTCATTGCTGGACCAACGGGTGCAATGTTTGCGTTGCCGCGAGCCTCTGCCAGCGTGATGCCGCGTGCGTCAATCAGTTCTGGCATCTTGCTCTGCTGGAAGTATTCAAGGGCGCGGGAAAGCACCATCACCTGTTCCGGGCCGTTGAGCGATTCAAACGCCTTGTCGGTGTACACATCAAGAAAGTAATCGCCTGCGGCCCATTGGTCGGTGCCGCCGTCGATGTTCCACACGTTGGCGTTGCTGGTGACAGGCTGCAACGTGATGCGAGCGTTCTCAAGGTTGACTTTGCCAACCACTTTGACGGCGTGCTGACCGACTTGAATCGGGCCAGGGCTGGCAAGCGTGAACTTCTTGTTGACCGACAAGCACGACGGCAAGCCTTCCAAGCACAAGTCCTTGGTTGCGCGGTCAATGGCTTCTTCGGCATCGGCCTCGTCGCCGCGCAGGTACGTCTTGGTGGGCCATGTGCCAGTAGACGCAACTGCCGCCACGCGCTGAATGTTGCTTCTCTGCAAGACTTGGTTGATGCCTTGCAGCATGGTGTAGTTGCTGGGCATGATTCGCCTTTCTTGCTTAGTAGTTGCTGACGGTGATTTGCAGGTTGGGCGTGATGCTGCTGCCAGTGGTTTGGCGGTAGACGATGGATGCCTGTTCGCCCGCTTCCAGCGTGATGCCGGGGTATTGCAAGCCGCCGTCGCACTTGAGAACCGCCACGCCGTAGTTGCTGGGGAAAATCTGCTTTGCCATCACTGCACCAAGCGTGGCAGGAGCCGAAATCTTGTTGACGGTAAACGCCGCCGATTCGGTGTTGCTGGTTGCCAGCGGGTTTGACGTGATGGCTGCCCCAGCCGTGCCGCCAGTTGATCGTGCAATCCACGCAGACGATTCGCTGGTGGTTGCCGCCGCTTGGGTGATTTCAACAACGCGAATCGTGCAGCGGTGCGAAGCGTTGGCTTTGATGACTGCAATCTGCGTGGTGGTTGCAGTGGCAACCGCCACGTCGTCAATGACGTGTGAAAAGTCGTTCATGTCTTGTATCCTGAGTGGTTAGTCGAAATCGGTGGTTGGTGGGAATCGCGGGTCGTTGATAGGTGGAACGCTGATGGTGCCGCCGCCAGATTGATTGCCGCCAACAGGTGGCATTACGCCGCCGCCTGCCCGTCGCCACGCTTGCCACACGTTGCGATAGGTGGGGATGCGTGGCATACGAACGGGCGGCAATATCGCAGCGTTGCGGGTTGTTCGAAAAGGCGGATCAGGCTGTGGGTTGGGTTGAGGCGTCGGCGTTTCGTCATCGCCGGGCAATCCGCCGTTGCCGGGCGTAATCGTGCCACCGGGGTTGTTTTCCTGCCCACCAGTTGGCGGTGGGCCAGTGTCGTCAGGGCAGCATCCCCGCGTTACGCGCGCGCCGTCACCGGGCACATCGCGCTTGGCGATAGAGAAGTTGCAAGCCATCGTGGTTTTTCCTTGCGGCTTATTCGGGCAGCACGTAGCCGCTTCCAATGGCAGCAATTCGCCCTGCGCTTTGCAGGCTTGTCATCTGCGGCTTAGCGATGGTGGCGTTGATGCACTTGGCCGTGCCCTTGCTTTCACGCACGGCGTTTGCAACCATGCGCAAGCGATTGCCCCAGCGAGCAATGTTGCTGTTTATCATGCAGTAGGCTGCTTGGCACACCACGTACTCTTGCAGGTGGGGAGGCAGGCACTCGAAGGTGTAAAGGGGCTGGTAGCGAATCTGAATGGGCGCGGTGAACTGGTTGGTGTTGTTGTCGTGGTCGTACAACCCGCGACCGATGTAGGCGATGCGACGGTGAGCATCTTCGGCGAAGGGGACAGCGTGCAATGCGTCTGCGGGAAGCGTGATAGTGCCGTCTGCGGCTGGCTCAATAGTCACGTCGCGGAAGTCGCTGAATGCCCATGTGTAGCCAGTCTGGATGCTCTGGCTGGCTTCGTCGATGCAGCCTTGCGCAATGCCCGCTTTACTTGGGCCGACGCTGCCTTGGGGGTCAAGAGCGGCTGTAAATGAACCGTCCACCATCGTGAGGACGCGGCGCACGCCTTCGAGCATGTTCATGGGAAGTCCTTTAGACAGTCCAGCGGTAGCAGATGGCGATGCTAGTTGCGCTGCCGCCGCCAACAAACGGATCAACCACAATGTCGTTGTTGCCAATGTCGGGCAGGATGATCTGAGCGACAAGGTTGGCGACTGGGCTGTGAACCTGCACGTCAGGCGCGGTCAAAGCCGTACTCAGTTTGGCAAGCAGGCCGTTGGCATCAACCGTCCACACCATCGTGTCGGCGATGAACTCGCCAGTCTGGAAGGTCCTTGTGGTGCCGCTCACAACGTCGTTGATGGTCTTGGTGCCGCCTGTAACAACGACTTGCCCAATCCGGTCAAGATACCGCACGCTCGATTTGTGTGCCTTGGGCGCAAGGTAGAGGCCAATGGTGCCAACGGCGTTGTCGGCGTTGGTGGCTGCCCACAGTTGCAGGCTGCGCCAGCGCGTGCCGCTGTCTTCACCACCGCCGTTACTGATGACGACGGGAGTTCCGCCAACAGCAGCAACGTTGCCAATCTGCCCATCGGCAAAGGTGGCAGCAGCGGGAAGGGTGAAACTGCCAAGACGGACCATGCCGCTGTTACGAAAGTCTGACATTCAAATGCTCCAATGTTGTGTTTTACGACGATTGACGCAGGCGCAGTCGGTTGCGTCCGCGAACGCCGCCGCCGTGGGTGATTGGGCCATTGAGGATGAACCACGAAAGGTCGGCGTGGTTGTCGCGAAGGGTGGAGTTGGCCGTGGCGGGGTGGATGGTGTCAACCAGTTGGCTTGCAGACCACGCAGAATAGTTGCCGTAAATGTCGCGTTGCCAGCCACCAAAGTCCACGCATTCAACATACGGGTCGGCAACCGCAACTGCAATCGTCTGGGCGCGAATTTCGGCCCAGAATGCAGCATCACCGTCGCTGATGGCGTCGTATTGCGTGAGCAGGCAGAAGTACGGGATTGCCACGCCAGCAGCAACGGCAGCCGCCTTGTAGCGAGCGATGATGGTTTTTAGGCGGTCGCCAAATCCAACCGTGGTCGTTTCGTTTGCGCCAAGCGGAACAAAGATGTAATTCCACTGAAAGGTTCTGAAATCTTCAATCAACGCTTCGTCGCTGTAGGCAGCGGTGTACGGCGTGCCATCGGACGAGATGGTTGCACCAGTCTCGTTCTGGTGGTGAACCGTGGACCAACTACCGTGGCCCTTCATGTGGCCCCAGAAGATGCCGCTTGTCTTATTTGTGCAACGGACGCCAAAACACGCGGGCTTGAAGACGCCGGTTTCGGTTTGGTCCCATGCGTTGATTCGACCAACCGCAACTGTCGCGCCGGTGCCACGGTTGAACACGGCAGAAGAAAACGAACGAATCGCTTTCGCCTGTTGCATGTTGATAAATATGCCGCCAAGCCCCACGTTTGACCTTGAAACGCCTTGGATGTTCCAAGCGGCAGACGAATTGGTGTAATACCCAGTCAGCGATGCGCTGGTTTCTGCAATCATCAAGACTTCCATGTTCTGACTTGCATCCCAGTCTGATTCGTTTGGACCAAGCGGGCGGGCCGTCATTTGTATCGGAGAGCCGAACACGCCAGTCGCATCGCCACTGCCTACGTTGGTGCTGGACAGGTTGAATTTGCTTGTGCCGTCACCTGGATTCTCACCGGGCCTGACAGCAGCAATGCTTGCCATGCCAGCAAGCCCCGCCGTAATGGGCCATTCCGCGCCAACGCTGTTGATGAGGTTGGTTGTTCCACCACGACACGCGAGAGGGAATCGCGACACGTATGACAACGCCACGTTCCACCCTTGATTGATCTGAAAGATGGAGTTGCCAACAAACGTCGCATTGATGCGCCCGCTCTTGAGCCGCTTGAAGTGGCCTCGGTTTACGTGGGTTGCCATTACTTGTGGTCCTCAACGCGCTCAACGCGGCGGTCTACAGCCTTGATCTGTTCTTTGATTGCGGCAATGTCGGCTGTCACGCGAAATTGCATCGCGATAAGGCCGAGAATGCCGGATGTGATAAGAGTCGTGACAATGCCAAACACCATCTTTTCGGTTGGCCCAAACGTCACGACCTGTTGCCCGTCAATGCCACGCTTGAGTGTCATGGTTTCACCGCCTCACTCAAAGCATCATCGAGCCACCGTGTTTCACGCAGGTACTGCTCTTTGGCTGCTTGCGAGAGATTGGCGTCGGCGTTCACGTAGGCGTCATGGCGTGCGCGGATGTTCTCAGTGGAAGGTTTGATGTTTGCTGCTGAAACCGAACCTGTCGCGCAACCACCAAGAGCGATACCACAGACGCACAGACTGACGGTGATGAGTTTTCGCATATTGCTGTTGTTCACTTGCTACCTGCCTTCACTTGTTCACTGGTCACGTTGTTGTCACGGGCTGCGAATAGGCCGATCATGGCAAAGAAGCCAGCGGCCACGCCTTCCCACTGGGGGACGGTGAACGGGTCGCTGTCGTAGTGGGCGTGCAGGGCGTAAGCCACCGCACCAACAAACGCACAGACGCCTGCGGTCGATGTTTTCCAACTTCCTTTGGGCTTCAGCATTCTGTTTCCTTTAGATTGCGGCGGCTTCGTACCAGTCAACATTGACGGCCATCTGCCAAGTGCCAGCAGCGTCCATTGCAACGGGGTTGCGGATTGCAAGCAGTTGGCCGGGTTGAAGAACAACCGGCGCACACTCGCCTGCGTGAAACTCGAATAGCGATTCGGCGTAGTTGCCAGCGGTGCCGACATGCACAAGTGACATGGTGCGAATCGGGTCAGTCTCGTAGGTGATGCCAGTAACGGTCAAGCCTGCGGTTGCCGCAATGCGAATGTCACCACCATTTGCGATTAGACACTCAGACGTTGCAAGCGTCGTGTTCTTCTGCACGGGAACCAAGGCTGCACCACCAGACGTAGCAGCACCCGAACCACGAAACAACGCAAGCCGTCGTGATGCGGTAATTGGCGTTGTGTACGTCACAATCGTCGTGTACATGATGCGGATTCGCTCGATGTACGCGAGAACCGATGAGCCGGGGTCAAGCCGCATCGCAAACACGGTGGAGTTACCCGCAAGCGCAGCGGCCATTGTGCCGGTCACGCCGGTTGCGCAAAACGCAACGCCGCGCGGAATAAGCAACGTCCTAGCCGCGCCAGTCTCCACTTGAACTTGTGTCGAGCCTGCGCCGGTTTCGATTATTGCCATGTGTTACACCGAGAAAGAGAGGAATCGGAAGTTGCCCTTGACGAAGGTTCGTGATGTCCAGTTGCACCTGATTTGCTGCGAGTTGACCTGCGACGAAGTGACGTTTATCGCGTCCATCTGTGCTTCGTCTGCAAGCGTGCCCTTGCCCGGATACGGACCATCGGCCTGCACGACAAGGTTGTGGTTGCGGGCGTTGAGCAGAAACGAACCACTACGCACTGGCCTTGTGCCAAGGTTGACGGTGTGTATCAGTCGCGACGACCGCGTAGCAGCAAGCACCGCCGCTGAGATTGCGTTTGTGGTGGCAGTCGATAGTGATGACATTACATCCTCACTGGTAACTTGGTCAGAGCGGCAAGTCCCACTTCGAGCGCGACCAGCAAGCCGCGCTCAAACGCCTTGTAGCTGGCCCTGCGACTCTTGATGGCGACGATTTCGGTTGCGAGCATCGCGCTTGCCCAGATGCTTCCAAGCATCTTCTTTCGCGTGCTTTCGTCTGATTCAAGGGGGACCGTTGCCAGTGCCCGCATAAGTTCGGCTGCGCGAGCGTTCGCATCGACTGCGGCAACGCCTACTTCCTCATGGAGTTTGGCGATGATGGATTCAAAGGCTTTGGAGAAGTCTGACATAAACCACCCCGCCGCGATTTCTCGGCAGGCGGGGCAGGAAAGGGGGTTTAGTAATCAACGCCGTCAGACGTGTTCACTTCTGCGATGCTGAAGTAAACAGTGACCTTGCCACTGACGGTCAGGCTGCTGTTGCTTGACACGCCTGAACCAATACCAAAGTTCAACACCAACACGGGTGCAGCGGACATGCCGTTGACCACAGTGAGAGCGTTGAACGCCGCCGCCGTAGCCGCGCCGGTCGTACTTGACGCCAGCGTTGCAACTGCCGTGGACGCGATGATGGTGGCTTCAGTGCTGCTCAGGGTGGCATCTGCCGTGGCCGCTGTACCCAGCGATACGACGATGCTGCTGTTGTTGTTGGTGATGCCAGCCGCCGCCGTCAATCCACCGGCAGCAATGCGCAAGCCGGCGTTGGCGACAACGAGGCTGCCGGTCACAAACGTCCACAGGTTGACGCTGCCGAAACCGGCAGTGGTCGCCTGCGTGATGGTGACGGGCACGTTGGTCAGGGTGATTTCAAGTTGCCGGTAGCCCGAGCGGGCACCGATTTCGGTCACGTCAATGCGGCCCGTAGCGGGCTGCGTGACGGTGCCAAACGATTGCGGACGCTGAGGGCCAGGCCGCATCGTGGTTTCTGTTGCTGAATAGGACATGGGGTACTCCAAAGAAAAGCCCGCCCCCAGCGAGAGGGCGGGCGTTGTGTTGTGGTGAAAAGTCTGGGTTTAGAGGATGACTTCGACGGTGGCGACACACGCGGGGTTGACGGGCCAGATGGACGCATCCATGCTGCCCTGAACGCCCTGCATGAACTCTTCAACGTCGTCAATAACATCCCACTTCATGGGCCGGTGTTCCATGACCGCAACGGCGGGCGAATCGCTGCTGTTGGGGTTGGTGCCGACAATGAAGGCCACGGGTGTACCCGTGCTTGCAGCCGGTGCAAAGTTTGCACGAAGGACGCTGGGGATGCTGGGGAACAGAGCGTTGCCGCCGCTGGTCAAGTTGACGTTGGGAATCACGCCGTTGTCGCCCATGTAGTTTGCCATGTGCAGCAACTTGCCGACTTTCACGCCTGCAACACGCTCAAACTTATACTCGGTGGTCGAGTTGCCGAGCGAGCCGCGTGCGTAGTCGGTGCTAAACAGCGCGGCGTTGGTCGTGCTGCCCGAGCGAAGGGCGTTGTAGAAGTCCCAGTGCATGTGAACTTCGGCACTCGCCAAGTTGATGCCCTTGAACTGAGCCTGACGCACAAGGCTTTCGAGGTCAGCTTGTGCGTTTGAGCAGCCGGTTGGCGACGGCGGATAGGCGTTACGAACAGCCGTCAAAGCGTCAGTCGCGCCGGAGCCAGAACGGGTGACGACCGTGCCGCCTTGGTGGGCGATAAGGCTCACGCCGTCTTGGGTCAGGGTCAACGAAGGCTGGCGAGCAAGCAGCGCGAGGGCGCACGCAATGCGGCGGTCCAAGACTTGATACATCTTGGTGGCTGCGTTCATGCGGTCTGCCGAAAGCCGCTGCAAGGCAACGGGTACGTTTTCCAGTTCCTTCTCGCTGTATCGCAGCACTTGCCGAACGTAGTGGTCGGTGCGCTGGAACAGCACGTTGCTGCGAGCAGTAATAGCCGACTGGCCCTTGCCCGAGAAGGGGCGAGCGGCACTGGCCGGTGTCATAATGCTGTTGAAGATGAACTGTGCGTTGCCGCCGTCAACGTGCGGGACGTACTGGACGCCCGGCATGGCTTGACCGTAAAAGGCAACTTCGGGCGTGATAGGGTCGCTGCCATTCATAAAGATGAACGGCAAGAGTTCCCGCGTGTCGGTCGTTTGTGCCTGACCGGGGAATTGAGATGCAAACTGACTCATGGGGTGGTCTCCGCATGGTGCGCGAGACGAACCGGTTTTGGTATCCTTCGCGTCGCAGCCTGGTATCCCTTGCGGGGCAGGCAGCGGCGACAGGGCAGTACGTTCGTCGTGTGCTGGTGAACATCACCAGCTAAAAAAAACAACCGCCTTGATTTCTCAAGGCGGCTATTGGTCACTTGGTTGCTTTGACTGGCTTTTCAGTTGACTTGACAGGCTCTGTTTTCAATCGCTCAATTTCGGCTTGCAGGCTGGCGATGGTTGCTTGTGCCGCCTGATTAGAGTCCATCGCCTTGGGCACGGCCTCGTACTTGGCGACGACGAGGCGTGCGGCTTCGGTTTCTGTTGTTGCCTCATCGCCGACACAAATCGGTTCTGCAATGATGTTGTATTGGCCGGGGTATCGACGGGCATACGCCAATGCGCGGTACATCTGCGGATCGTTGACGCTTTTGCGAGCAACGACCTGCACTGCAACCTCAATACCCAGTTCAACAAACCTGTCGTGGAGTGATGCGTCCATGTTCATTTACGGAATTTTCCTTGTGCGTTCATCTTCATGGCCTCAAGAGCCTTGGGAATCTCATGCGCGGGCAGTGTTCGTTCCGCCATGCGACGGCGATACTCATTCACGGCTTGGTCGCTGTAGTCAGTCACGCTGCTTGCGGCAGCATGTGGCGTTGCTGTAATCGAAGTGCCAACACCTTCGCGCCCCTTGGATTGGAGCAAGCCAGCCAGTTGACGGGCAGCGACAACACGCACTTCCACGTCGTCTGATTCGATGCCAGGGGCAATCAACTTCTTCTCAGCGGCAGTCAGCCACGTATCAGCCTGCTTGAAAGCCTCTTTCATCTTCTCAACGCCGCCGAAGATGGGTGCCACCTTCTCGGTGTTCTCCATCTGACGTTGAACAGTCGCCGCTTGCTTGGCTGCTTGCTTTGATTGCACGTCCTTGGCGGCGTAGTCAGCGTGCAGGATGGTCGTGTCTTTGTCCCAGCCAAAGGCAGTCTTCGCACGTTCATACACAACTTCGGGCAGTGTGCCGTTTTTCTCGTAATGAGCGATGATGATGGCGGGATCAAGCCCTAGTTGCTTGAGGACGCCTTCTACCTTCTCGGCAGACAGGCGACCGGAGGCAAGTTTGTTCTTGTCGTCGTCTTTGATTTCTAAGACCGCTGGCGCAAGGGCGGCGGGGTCAGTTGCTGGTGGCGTTGCGACTGGCGGCGTGACTGGCGCGGGTGGCGTTGCTGCTTCCGGTGCCTTGCCCTTGCTGATTTTGTGTTGCAGGTTCCTATACAACAACTCGGCAGCCGCGTCAGTCCACCCGTCTACGTTGCCAACGTCAATGCTGGTGGCTTTAGACGCCTCGTAGATGCCTTTGTTGAGTTCGGCCCGCGATGGATACTTGTTGGCAAGCAGTGGCGCAGCGGGCTTTGTTTCACCGGCTGGTGAAACTGGGGCGGGCGGTGAAACGGGAGGCGTCGTTGGGGGCGTCGTTGCCGCTGCCTGCGCAGGCGGCGTCGTTGCTGGCACTTCCAGCACTGGGTCAGTCTGAGACATGCAATCCTTTCAGTTATCGCGTCTGCTGGGTCAAAGCGGTTTCCAAGATGCCCCCAGCAGTCTGGGCACCGGCAGCGGCAAGTTGGTTGGCCGCTTCTTCCTGCACGCGGGCTTGTGCCGCACGCCGCGCGTTCTCTTCAATCTGCTGGGGCGTGTACACAATGTCAGGGTCAAGAGCCATGCTGTCGCGAATGTCGTCGATGACGGCGGCGCGGTTGAGTTCTGGCGGGAAGTTCTCACCCACCGGCAACTTGCTCACAATGTCAACAAACTGCGCGACGTTGACCGCACGCGACTGCTTGGCAAGGGCGGCTGCACCCGTGAGAATCGCAACGCGGAACGCACTGCGGGCCTCAGTTGACATCTTCTCAATCAGGCCCATCTTCTCGGCAACCATCTCAAAGCGTTCAACAAGGAACGTCTGCCAGCCTTCGCCCATTGCGGCGAGCATGGGGCCAAAGGCGGTTTCAGCCTTGCGGAGCGTCACGCGGGCCACTTCGAGGGCGGTGGTGCGTTCGCTGTCACGGGCGGCGAGGTCGTTGAACTGGCTGCGAATCTTCTGCTCAAGGGCTTGTAGTGCCTTGAATGACACTTCAAAGCCTGCGACGTTGGCGGGGGCAAAGACGGCAGCGTTCTGCACCTGCCCGCCGCTTACGTCAAACTCGTTGGTGATGCCACGCGCGGGTGTTTGCTTGACGCGCTCTGGGTCAATGTCGCTGTTGCGGTCGATGGCGAGCTTGGCTTCGCTGGCGATGGCCGCGTGGTCCATAAGCCGCGTCCAGAGTTCGTCGTAGGCCAGCAAGTCCTTGATGTTCACCATCACGCGCGAGATGCCGTAGTCTTCGCCGTTGATGAGGTTGTCGGCGTCAACGTGGTAGGCGCAGTGCTTTTGCTTCTCGGTGCTGATGATGGTGTCCCACACCTCAGACTCAACAACCCAGCATTGCAGCGACGGTTCCCACTTGGCGCGGGTGTACACATCGGCCATGCGCTCGTAGGCGTCAAGTTCCTTGACTTGTGCCATCTTTTCTGCGGGCAAATTGGCTTGTTCGGTTTTGCCAAGTTCCAGCACATCGTACTTTTCACGCACGATGATTTGCAGAATGTCGGTGTAACTGTCGCGCTCGCACACCCAGTTGACGAACGCGAAATTGGTGGTGTTGCCTTCGCTGTCGATGCGCGCGCAGGCGTTGCCAACCACGGCGTAGTTGAGATAGTGCGTCAGTGCCTTGGTGCGGATGCTCTGGATGCGACGGTTGTTCTTGCGGGCGACGGGTCCGACGTTGATGAGCCGGTGGACTACATCGCGGCGTTGACGCAGGTAGTTCTCTACCGTCGTGAGTTGTCCGGCGTTCTGTGCCTGCTTCTTGGCGATGGGGAACAGTTCGTAGGCCGAGAAGGGAATCTGGGCGGGCATGGTCTGTGCCAGCACGCTTGCGGCCCAGGCGTTGACCAGTTCGGCACCAAGGTTCTGCCGTGAAGTGGGCACGTACTTGTCTTTGTCTTGGTGCTGTACCAAGTCTTCTTCGTTGCACAGATAGGGCAGCGTGAGCCGTGATGCCTCTACTGCCTCTGCAAACCGACGCGCACGGTTAGAGTGCAACCGCTCAAACTCTTGTTTGATGGTGCGGGCTTGGGTTGGCATGGTGTAAGGCTCTTAGGTGGGGGCGGAAACGCGGGTGCCCACGTTGGTTTGGCTGCTAGTGCCGCCCGTATTGAGCGTGTTGAACAGGCTTTCGACGCCTTGTTGCTCGCGGGCAGCACGCATCGCGCGACGGCGGTTGGCGTAGGTCACAGGGTCAAGGTCGGTTGGGTCGCGTTCGACCACTGCGGGCAGCGGGTCGGGCTGCTTCATGCCAAAGAATCCTGCCATGATTAGACTCCGGCGTGTTCAATCACGCGGGCGATGCCTTCGAGTGCGCCGTACTTCTGGGCGTAGCCGACGCGGGCAGCCTCGTCATGCAGACTTGCGGGTGTGGGTGGGGTAACGACGTACAACTTTGTGAGTTCGTCGCGAATAGCGTTGCGGTCGGCTTGGCTGGCGGTTTCAATCAACCGGCGAAGTGCTGGCAGCTTGGATTGTGATGCGTCGATTTTCGACATAGGTGAACCACTCAACAGGCTGCAATGCGGCCCAGCGAAAGAGTTGGCGGGGTGTTTGTACCCACCACGGCGGGCGGCGAATGCCACGCCGGTGCATAGCAAGGTGGGCAGAATGAACGCACGTCAGTCCGCGCACGTCTTGCGCGTCGATGGGGATGTGGGTACATGGGAAAGCCGCCCACACGACGGCGGTGCTAGCCTCTACCACGTCGCAGGCGAGCGTGATGATGCGTGGACCAACCATCGGCGGGCAGACTGTCAGGCAGTTGCCGTCGAGGTCAGCCACAACAACATGGGAGAATGTCGGTGAAACGAGCCTCGCGAGCAATCCTCGCAGTGTCAAGGCCCGGTCTGGAAGGCAAAAACCAAGACATAGCATCCCTTTACTCCGACAATACTTATTGAACCTTCTGAATGTTCTGAAGTTTCAGAAAGCATTGAAAGTTCTGAAAGTATTGTTTCACGTGAAACATCTGTTGCGCTTCTGTTGCGCTTTTGGTGCCATTCTGGTGCGCGTCACGAGAATGCGTAGGGGGCGGTCAGGGCTTCGTCGATATCCCACGTACCACGCGCTGGCATATCAGGTACGTCGTTGGTCACTTGCTTGCAAGCAGCGTGGAACATGCCCAGCGGGTCGGCTTTGTGAATCTCAACGAAGGTGCGGTTGGTGATGTGACTAGCTTCTTCGCTATCGGCGGGCTGGTTGTTGAAGGCGTCGTGCTGACCTGCGTGTGACAACCCTGCGGCTTCGCACTCAATAGCGTTGAGCGAGAAGTGGGAAGCATCCAAGGGGTGGATGAACGACGGAACCGATGCGCTGGATTGCTTCTTGACGTTGGGAATGATGCTTTCTGGGTCGTCAATCAACGTGTCGCCCAGCACCGTGCGCACCGTCACCCGCGCCACGCTGTAGGGTTGCACCACCGGCCATCCAAGCCCGGTTTGGTAGATGAGGGGTTGCCCGGCTTCGGCCACCTTGCGGGCGCAGGTGCGAATGAAATCCATTGCGTCAACCGCTGCCTTGAATGTCTCGCCCATCGCCTGCGATGCGGCCTTGGCAACGTGCTGGCGGTACTTTTCGGCGATAGCTCGCGGGCAGCCAGCGTCGTTGACAAGCGAATCAAAGGCGTTGTTGATAGCCCCATACGGCGTGATGCCGTAGATGGGAAGCATGACCTGCGGCTTTGCCACCTTGCGGTTGATGTAGTGGGCGATTGTGGTGTGTCCCTGTGAGCGAAGAATCTCCACCATGCGCGCGCCGATTTCCTCGTACTGGTCCTGCGGCTTGTCGATGCCAGCGGCAAGGTTGCTCTTTCGTGCTAGGAACGGGTCGCGCGTGACGGCGGCGAAGTGCTGCAAGCCGTTGAAAGTACCATCGCGGCTGACGGGGATGAACCGCCCCACTGTGTTTGGCTCAACCAATCCCCAGCACGCGGCAAGAAACTGCCACGGCTTGTCTGCCTGTTGCCACCATTCATCGTCTAGGCCCAGCCTAGTTGCCCGCACAATGCTGGATGCGTTGTCTTTGACCCACTGCACACGGTCATCGAGCGACAACTTATCCTTGCCGAACATATTGGCGGCGTGAATGCACAACCAACGATTGCCACTCTCAGTCACGGGCTTATCGCGGGCCATGAGCAGCAACGCGCGGATAGCGTCGTACTGGTAGTGCGAGAGAAACGGGCTGTGCGTGTAGTAGCGGCCTCGGAAGTCCTGGCCGTGCGGTTGGTAGAAGATTTGCCCATCGAGTTCTTCTGCCAAGTTGAGAGCGATTTCATGGCACTGCTGGCGACCGATGATTTCGTACATCTCGTCATACCAGCCAACTGCTTCACGCTTCCACGCCCGCGCAATCACTGGGTCAACGTCGGCAGCCGCTGGCCGCTGCGGACGCGGGACAGGGAACATCGGCGGCAACTTGCCAATGCGTGAACCTTCGCTCATGGCCTGCCGCTGCATGGCAACCAACTTTGTAAACACCTTCCACGGCTGGGCGTTGATGGCGTTGAGTGCCCGGTATTGCAGGGGCATCTTGGCATCAGCCAGATAACGGCGGTGAACCTGACGCACGCGAGTGACCAGCGAGATGCGATTGGTGATGTAGCCACCCCGCTGCTTGCCGTCTTCACTCCACGGCATGGGCGGCACCAGCATGGGGCGATGCACGGGGCGAAGATACTCGCGTCGAAGGTGCTGGGTCTGGACGAATGACGAAAGTTCGGGGCTGGCTCGCAGTCCTCTGGCAATGTGCCTGCCAATGGGCACGCGGCAGTGATGAAACGGCTTGTGCAACTTCTCGCCTTGGGCAGCAAAGACGATGTAGTTCATTGCCACCTTGACCAGCGGCGCACCCACGCACGCATACACCTTGGGTACAAGATGCTCGCGAAACTCGGCGTTGCCACGTCGCTTCCCCGCCTTCACCATGCGGTCTACGAAACGCACCTTGCTGGATGTGTAGAGCATTCGCAGTAGCACCAATTCGTCATCGTCGGCGTAGCTGTAAGACTTGCCTGCGGCCTTGGCTTCTGATTGTTTGGCGGCGGCAATCACTCGCTCGGCTGCCAAGTCTGGGGCAAGGAATCGCTTGGTTGCTTCGGCGGCAACTGCCTTGCCAATCTCGATGCACACGCTGGTTTCGGGTACGCCACGCTGCGATGGGTCGTTGAGGCCGATGATGATGTGTTCGGCCCGTGCGGTGCGTTCAAGCATGACTCGCAGGGCAATCGCCGCACACGTTGACGACGGCACTTCTCGCAGGATGGGTGACGCAAGTTCGTGACCGGCGTAAGGCTCGCCATTGACAGCCATGCCGCACACCAGCGACACGCCAATCTGCATTTGCTCAAAAAGATACTGCATGAGGCCCACGTATGCTGGGCTTTCGCTGACCTGGCTGCGGTTGGCTGCACTCTCCACGCCTTGCCAGTATCGCACACGACCCTCATCACGGCTCTGGCGTTCCCAGACAAGTTGACGTTCGTAGTCGGTGCCCTGCAACAGTTCGCCCGCGTCCTGCGTTGGAACGTAAATCATGGGTTTCCTTTCGCCGCGTCCACCGCGTCAAACAACTCTTTCTTGGCCGTGATGATTTCGTGCATCATGCCCGTGCCTTGCGCGAAGCGTGCTTCGGCGTCGCGAAGGTGCAAGGCGGCGGCGATGATGCGTTGTGCTTGGTCGGTCGTGATGGTCAACGCTTGCTCCTATCAATCACCCCGCTAGTCTCAAACTGCTCGCCCCACTCGCCTGACTTGCGGGAGAGAAGTGCGTCGATGATGGGCTGCCAATCTATGCCGCTGCTGGTGGTTTTCACGTCGTTGTTTTCTCGCGTCACTTCGCCGACTGGCACACGCAATCCTTGGTCGGTGCTGCTCATCCACGGGCGGGCCACGCCGCGAACGATGTTGCCCGTGATTGCGGTCGGCTTGCCCAGCATGTACGAGAAGCCCCACTGTGCAGGCTCACCTTCGCGTGCGTCGGCTAGCAGGTTGTTGCTGACGGTGGCGGAAGTCCAGACTGTCTTCGATTCGTCGGTCGCGTTGTAGGCCATTGGGTGGCCGGTGCCAATGCCGGTGTTGAAGCCCCAGCACACGTTTGATTGAATGGTGAAGTCGCCGCCGCGAGCCTGGATTGCTGCACTGCCGGGCAACCCCACCCAGTTGTTCACGACAATGCGGGTTGCGCCCGCCGTGTGAACAAGGTACATGCCGTGGCAGAATTGGTTGCGGCTGCCGTTGTTGTATAGCACATTGCTGTCGATGAGCGTCATCGTGTCGGCTGACGCGAAGATGCCTTGGCTGTGGCTGACGGGGTGGCGTTGGTCGCGGATGATGTTGCGTCGGATGCGGATGGGGCCGGTTCGTTTGTCCATGCCCTGAATGCTCACGCCGATTGCGCCGCCTACGAGTTCGCAGTCTTCGATGAGAATGTTCTTGGCGTCGCCTTGGATGGCGACGATTGCACCGTGCCCATCGCCCACAAGTCGTAGCCCGCGCAATTCGACGTACTGCAAGCCTCCGACGATTCGGCACCCGGCTCCCACTGTTGCGGGCAGTCGAAGTGTTGGACGCTCGCCGTTGGGTCCGGGTAGACCACGGATGATGAGAGGTCGGCCAGGCTTGCCGCCGTAAGCCAAACCATCCATGCCGGGCCAGTTGATCGCCTCAATATAAGCGTCTGCACGCCAAGGAAGTGTAATGATTCCACCATCAAGAGATACCAGAACGGCGGCGGCGATGGTTGGAAACTCTGGCGTTCCCACGGTTCGCTCCACGCATCCGGCACACACGACAGGCGTGAAGCCTCCGTTGGAACACGGCCCACCAGCAAGAACAGCCAACCAGTCTGTAAAGTCTCTGTCATCGGGGAAAACTCCGTCGCCGTTGAAGTCAATGGTGTCGCACGTCGGGCAATCGGCACCCGCGAGGACGTTCTGGAAGTCGGTCGTGTCTTGGTCTGACGGATAAACCCCGTCGTTGTTGAAGTCGAGGTCGGTGCATTGGGCGCGGGCAGGTGCGGCCATGAGTACCGCCGCACACGCGATGAGTGCGACAAGCAAGATTGCGACCGAGAGGTGTATGAAACTTTGATTGGTTTTCTGTTGCAAGTGATTGATCCTTCGTTCAAGTCCAGCGATTTCGAGCCTCATCGCGCCTTTGTCTTCGGACACGTTGCGGGCGATGTCTCGCGGTGTTGCTTGTGGGGGGGTGGTCATGCCTTTCCTTCCTGCCGCGTGGGGCGGCTTAGTTACCGTGAATCTTGGCGAACACCGCATCCAGTCCCATCGCGCGGACCTGCGTGTTCGTCTGAAAGTTGTTGCGAATGCGGAACAACTGGAAGTGCCTGCGCCACCACGAATCTGTGGGCTGGGCGTGACTGGTAAGCCACGTCGATGGAAGCAGGCGGATTTCGATGTGACCTTGGCGGCGCGGGAAGTGCCAGCGGAGATGAAAGGCGATCATGTGGTTTCCTTCCCCTCGCGGGCGGCTTCGGCGGCGGTGATGACGTTGCGTAGACCTGCCTTGCAACGTGCCAACGCTTCGTCGGTGTCCATCGCGTTCTCGGTGTGGTCGAGCGCGTTGTCTGCGACCTGCTTGCACTTCTCCACCGTCGCGTTCGCGGCGGCAAGTTGGGCACGCATCTCTGCAAACCTGTCGCTCGCAATCACACACGCTCGAACGCGGTCTGGTTCGCCTGCGATGGCGCAAAGAACGTCGCCGAAAGTGGCGGCTAGGTTGCCACGCACTTCGGAGCGTTCCCTCACTTCCGCAAGTTCCTCGCGGGCGGCGGCGAGGTCGCGGGTGAGTAGTGCGATCTGCACGTCGCGGTTGTCTGTGCAGTCGTCGATGATCTTGGCAATGGCGGCTGCCATGCCGGGCTTGCGAACCTCATACTCGATGCACAGTGCAACAAGTTCATTGAGTCCGTGTTTGATTGGTTCGTCACTCACTTCTTCTTCGCTCCCTTCGTGGGCTGGTGCTTCTTCGCTCGCTTGCTCATGGGGTGTCCTTTCTGAATAGCCAATCAAACAGTCGCATCACCCAACACCTGCGCCGGAGTTCCCAAGTCTCCCGACAGATCGGGCACGGGAGAAACACGAAGTCGTTACCTTGCAGAATCGCCTTGCGTGAGTGGCACACGGCGCACGCTTGGTCGTGCGAAAACATGCCGGGCGCGATGTGTTCGATGTTGGGCTTGTGAACGGGCGGGTCGATCATTGCTGCTTCCTCGCTTCCTCAATCTCCCCCTCGCTCACGCCGCACGCGCGGAGGGCGGCGAGGCAGATGGCGAGTTCCTTCGTCTTCTCGGTCGCGGTGAGAAAGCCGCTGATCGTCACCGTGTACGACTCGCCACCCTTGGCAATCTCGTAGTCGTTGAACTGGTCGGCGACACGCATCGCGTCGGCAATGGACGTAGCGGGCATGAAACACTCACACCGATTGAGACCCGCGTCGTCGCCGTAGTACGCGGCATGGTTGCGGACGTAGAAGCCTTTGGGTACGGGGTCGATGGTGTCAATGACCTTCGCCCCCATCACCCTCACCGCCACCAACTCACTCAGCTTGCTCACGGGAGCCTCCTTGCTTGTTCGCCGCGTCGGTTGGCTTCACTTCAATGCGAATGTCGTGGGTGTCCACGAACCACACGGCGGCGGCAAACGATGCCGCGAAACCGAATATGGCTACAAGTGCCCACATCGTCTTGCGAAAGTCGTGGTCGCTGTCTTGCTGCGGCGGCTCGTTTGGCGGCTCTCCGTTAGCGGCGATGTATCGAAGTCGCTTCATCGTCTCGTTCCACCATGCGTTACTTGGTCCGAACATCCTGCTTCTCCTTGTTCCTTTCGAGCCACGCGCGGCCTGCGGGGGTGATGGTGAAACGAAGTGAGTTGTTCCACACTGGTTCAATCAGTTCCGCGAGATGCAATTCGTCGATGATCGCCTGCGCGTCGTCGTAGACCATGCCGTATTGACGCTGGATGTAACTGGTGCCGATTGGTTCCTCGCGGTCAAGCCAGAACGCGAGCGACCTGCCAGCCTTCACCGTCAACCTCACCTCGCCGCTCATGCTGCCTCCGTTGGCTTCAACTTCTTGCCGAGTTCGTTCGCACGCAGTAGCGTGTCCTGCATGTCGTGCTGGCGGTACACGATGACGCGCACGCCCATGTGTTGGTCCTCTGCCATCAACTTCCATTGCTCGCGGCTACGGCGGAAGGCGACGATTGGCGTCTTCTTCCCGTCTGCGTCGTCGCGTGCCTGCTTCCAAGCCGCTTCGAGGTACGCGCTGCCGATGATGGCCTGTTGTGAAAACTTCACTTCGAGGTGGACGTGTGGAAGTTGCTCACAGATAACGTCGGGCGAGTCGCCGCCGCCAGCGAATTGCTGCCCGCGCCGTGCCTCAAAGCCCATGTCGCGCAGGAAGTCGCGGAAGTCGCGCTCGCCGCGTTTGCCCTTTTCGCGTGAGTTCATGTCACCCCCGCGATGGTGATGCGGCGGTATGGAGAACGCCCAGCGGCAATCTCCGCTTCGACGTGCTTGTGGCTCTCACTGTTACCGACGCACCGCCAGATAGTGCCGTTGTCGTGCATGTAGTCCACGGCGATGACCGTTTGCGGTTGCCTCTCCTCCGCGACCTCCGCCCACTCGCCGCCTAGTCCGGTGATGACCGCCTTTGCAAACAGCGTGTAGACGCGGTGCCAATTCCCATCCAACCCATCGACCCACGAAAACGCTTCCACGTAGGTAGAAGCAACCGGGCGGTGCTTGGTGCCGCGAATCTGATGCAGCACGCCGTACTTGTTGACCGCCCACGTATCTTTACTCATCACCTCAACTCGCTTGCTCATGTGTGCCTCCGTGCTTGTGTGCTTGTGAATCCCACTCACGCCTCATCTGCCGGGCGTATGACTTCACGCCCTTCTTTGTGTCTCGCCAGTCCCGCCGTTGCTTTGGTGTCGGCCTCGCGCCGTGTGGGAACGGATACGGGTTGCCACGCTGCTCCCGCGTCCGCTTCGCCCTCGACCTCGGCACGCCTGCGGGGGTGGCTCTCGTTGTTCGGGTCATGTGTTCTTCTCCATGTAGTAAACCGCGTGCTGCTTCTCGCCGTCGTTCTTGATTACGTGCCCGTCCTGCCGCAACTCGTAGATTCGCGCCGCCAGCCGCCAGCACTGGCACAACGCAACCGCGTCGATGGGCGTGAGTCGCCGCCCGCTTTGCAACGCAGCGAGGATGATGTCGTTTTGAGACTGGGGTTCCTTGCTCGTCGCCGTGCCGTTGTGCGGGGCAACCGTCAATGATTCCTTGACAGTTGCCGCGAACAGCGGGCCGAGGTTGGGGGGTGGGGTGTGCTTCACGCTGCCTCCTTCGCCCAGTCGGGCCGGGGGTGGGTGGCGATGCCGTGGGCGTCGCAGTAGTTCAACAACCGAATCGCAATCTGCTGGGCTGCCGCGTGGTGTTCGATGCGCTTTAGGCCAAACGAAACCATGTGGTGCGAAGTGTGACCAAACGGCTTGGTCGTCGCTGTCGCGTCGGCCACTTCGTTTAGTGACGGTTTGACGGGCCACACAATCGCCTTGTAAAGCATCCACTGAATCGCCGTCCGGTACGCTGATGCTGTGCCCTGCCTGCGGCAAGTGCGAACCCAAAGCGGGTCAACGCCAACCACTTCGCAAAACTGCACGGCCATGAGGTGCATCGGGCTGTTCTGCAAGGCAAGCCGCTCAATCACGGCGCGGTAAGCAGCCGCGCTTGTGTCGGTCACTCGCTCGTACTGTTCTGGCGTGAGCGACTTGAGGCCAAGCCCCTTGATAATCGCGTCGCGTACAAAATGCTCTATCCGCTTGCTCATGCTGCACCTTCCATCTTGCTCAACTCGTTTTCGATCATCCTGCGGGCTGCCCCGCTCGCCGTTTCCAGCCTTGCCCGCAAACGCTGTTTCTCTGCCTCAGGATCGACGGGGGGCGCGGGGGCACTCTCATGCGGGCGCGGAGCCGTAACGGGCTTAGGCTGGGCGGGATTCGCCGCAATCTCGCGAAGTCTGTTCACGAGTGCGCCGGTTCCGCCTTTGTTGGTCGCAATCTTCGACGCCTCTGCCCGAACGGTCGAAGGCTGAATGGCGGTCTTCGCCAACTCGTCAAGGGTCTTCCCGACGATGCCTGCGTCCGTCAGTGCCTTCCTCAGCAGGGGATTCTCAACAACAACAACAACACGGTCTTCGCTTTGTTGTTGTTGTTGGTCTTGTTTGTTTGTTTGTTTGTTTGTATCGGGTATGTCTCCCGCCATCTCCCGGCATCTCCCGGCATCTCCCGTTTTCTGTTCGGCAACTACCAACCATCCGCACCGGATAAGCCGCGCCCACGAGTCTTTCGTGAACGCGAGGTATTCGATTGCTTCCGGGCTGGTGCTGTCGTCGTGAAGCCCAAACCGATCCGCGTAACGCTCCGGCGTCCACGGCCCCTTGTCGTCTTCAAGCAGGCCACGCTCAGGGCAACGCGCGGCCAACTGCACGAGAACGCCGAACACGCCGATAGCGGCAGTGCCTTGCGTAGTGCGAGACAACTTGACGAACGCGGTCGAATCTTGGCGGCAAGGAAACTGCACCCATTTAAGTGCGCCTTTGATCTTCCGAGAATCGTGATTCTCGAAAGTCTCGTGCCAGTCTTTGATCCGATACGTCGTCATGCGTGTTCTTCCTTGAACCGTCAACCATCCAAATCCCCGCACTTCGCCGCTAGGCTGGTGGGGGTGAAACTTGTCCCGGCTGGCCTCGCCGCGACGTACCCTCCCACTTCTGCAATCCAACCCGCGCCGTTTCCGGCGTTGGTTGGGTGACGATGCCAGACGCGGCCTGTCGTCGCCCCTCCAGCCCAGTCCCATCCACAACAGCAAACCTCCGCCAGCGTTTTCACGCGGGCGGAATTTCCACGCCGGATCGCATCTCGCCAAAACCCTGCGTGCCGTGTCTGCAAACCACCAAACGCCCGTCTCCGAACGCTGGTGTGGTGACAGTCCCGTCCTCGCCGCACCAAGCCCGACCCGTCCAGACCTAACCGAAACCCGCCCCACGCTTCCTTACCCGCAAACCTCCCCGCGCCCGTTTCCGTTCGCGGGTGGTAGACCAGAGCATTCCGGCCCTGACCAATCCGTTCCAGACCCCAACCGCTACCTTCACGCCGCCGCTTGCTTCGCCGCATCCACGGCTGCCGCAAGCGGTCCTGCGATTTCTTCCAGTTCCGCGTACCGCTCGTGCGCACTTTCCAACTCACGCGCCGCCATCATCGCAAGCCGACGCCGCTTCTCCGCATCGCTCATCACAATCGCGGTGTGCGTGTACGAATTGCTCGTGCCACGGTCCTCCGTCAGCGATACAAACATGCGCCGGACCTTGCCTGTGTCGTCCTGATACTTCACGGTCGCAAGCACCATGCGGGCTTGGTGAAGGCGGTACTCGGTCGCGGCCTTCGTCTCGTCCCACTCAAACCGCGCGTGCAGTGCGGTGTTCGTGTCGCGGGCGAAGTCAACCACGATCTGCGGTGACAAGTTCCCGCCGTGCAATTCCGAAAGTGCTTGCAGTTCTTCCTTGACAGTCTTCATCACTTGGCTCCCTTATTGAGTGAACTCTCAACCGTTTCGATCTTCGCGGTGGTGTCGATCTCGAATTGGCCCCAGTCGCACCCGCACGAGTTGGGCGAGAAACTGCGGCCTTCGTGGATGCCGATGAATGAGCCGACGCGGGCGAGTAGGTTCACAATGTCCGCCGTGCTGTACTTGTCCTGCGGGAAGCGGATGCGAACCTTGGCCTTCCAGCCTGTGTCGAATTGCGTGCGGACGCGAATGTCAACTACGCCCGTGTCGTTCCGCACAATGTCCTCGCGATTCTTCGGCCCGCCGTTCTTTGTGGGCGTGATGAACACGAGCGGCGCATCGTCGTCCTTGTCGAAACCGTCAGCACGCACGAGAAGCCCGCTGCTTTTCATGTCGGTCATTGCAAGGCCAGCGTCCTTCGCGGCCCGCACCATCGCGGCTTTGATCCCGCCAGCGTGGATGCCGTACTTTCCGTCGGCGGTGACTCGCATCGACTCCTCGAACAGCCGATCAAAGTTCTTTGGCTCCTTCGCCGTGCGAGTCTTCTTTGCAGCCGAACCCATCGCGTGGTTCGCTCGCAACGTCTCGCGGGCTGTCTTGCCGAACTTGTTGACGACAAGTTGCGTCGTCCCGATGATCGGGATAGTGACGGTTGCCAGTCGTGGCGGGGTGATGATGATTTCTTGCTTTTCCATTGTCGCCGTAGCCATGAAACAAACTCCTTTCAAACCTTCCTTCTTTCAGGCGGGAACACCCCGCCTAACCGATGCTTAGCCCTGCGCTGCATTGCACATCTGCAAATCCACTTGCGAGCGTCTCCGCCCGCAGTGGAAGACCCTGCCTATCCCAACCGATGCTTTCCAATCCACAGCCTTCCGAACCGCACGCAATCTGCAAACCTTCCCGCTCACGTTTCCGTGGGCGGTAGGTGGTGTTGGTCCGAACCGCACCGCTGCGCGCCTATCGTTTCCGCTGCGTACCCGCAAACCGCCCCGCCAGCCACCGCCGGCGGGACGAGAGCGAACGGGTGAGGGAAGGCCCGCCCGCTCGTTGTCAAACCCCGCTCGCATCCTGCGAAGTGCCGCATCCGTGCGGCGCGGGGGGTGTGTAGTTGAACATCTGCTTCATGCAGTCAACCAGAATCGCGTTCTTGCTGACCGCCTCAAATTGACAGTCGGGCACAACCCCACACTTCCGACGAAACACCACCTCGCCGCAAGCAGTAGTCACCGCTTCTTTCAATTCCGCGATGTGCTTGCCAGCGCACTCAATGCACATCCGCTCGTAAGCGGGATCGAAGCAAACCATGTCGTCCATGTACTTCGTCGCGTTGCATTCCGAGCATTGCCGGTAAGCGTCGGGCCAGTCTTTATACATCTTGCACCTCCGCGACGTTGGGCGCGTCCTGCGTCACCATCCGCGTCCGCGCCGCAAGGTTGTCGGCGGCGGTTTGCTCGGCAACGCGGGCGGCTGCTTCGTTCGTCCGCATGATCGCGTCGTGAATCTCGCCGCCTTGCATCCCCGCTTCAACGAGGTCGGTGCGAACATCAAGCGACAGCCTGCCGATGTTGTGTTTTTCAACGATGCGGCTCGCGTCCAGCATGGCACGCTGGTAGCCAAGTGCAAAGACGCTGCGAACGATGCTGTAGTTTGAGTCGTCTGGTTGGTCGGGAGATAGTGGTTGGTCGTACATGGTGGCTCCTTAGAAGGGGATGTCGTTGGGGTCCATCTCGCGTTGGTTGTCCACTGGACGCGGGCGGGGTGCTTGCACACGAGTAGTTGCGGCTTGTCCTGGCATCTGCACGGGCTTCATCTCGAAGTTCTTGATGCGGTTCTGTTCGCCATACCCCTTGTCTTCCTCAACTTCCAACTCAAGAACAAGGTTGTGTCCGATGTAGTTGAGGGCGTTGAACTCGTCACGCTTGAACTGATCCGCCGCACCCAAAGCCGCAGCCAGTTTCTTGTAGAAGTACGCCATGCTCTTGGCAGTGAAATACTGGCTGATCTTGAATGAACGCTCGTTTGTGTAGCATTCAAACACCACCTTCTGCATGGGTTCGCCCTTCTTGCTAAACAGCGGGCGGTTCTCTGTGTCGGTTTCGTCTACACGCGAGATGCTTGCGTCATACTTGCCAGCGGGGTAAACCTGAACAGCGTCCTTGTGACTAACTTTGAAATGGCTCATTGCTTTGCTCCTTCAACTTGTGACTTGAGATGCGCGATGCACTTGGCGATTGACGCGGCTGGCATCTCAGCCCACGTTTCGGCTTGGGCTTTTTCAAGCCACTTTTCTGTGGTTTCAGGTGGCGTGTTCAGCAACGCCGTGAGCCGAAGAATCTCGGCACACTGTTCAGGCGTTGCAAGTTGCTCGGCCACTGCGTCACGTTCCAGCACTTCTCGCCCGTAACGGCTTGCAACCTCGTCGTAGTTGAACGGGAACGTGTCGCCGTCAGTGAACGATGCCACCCGCGTCTTACGCACGATGCCCGTGCGTTCCTTGCCGCGTTTCTGGATGAGGAAAACCAAGTCGAACAGGTAGTCGAGTTTCTTGTACCCGTCGAAGGTCTGGTCGATGATCTTCATCTTGTCGTCATACACGGCCTTCGCGTGGCAGGTGATGATGACGTTCATATCAAGGCGAAGCAGCAAGCCAACCAGGTGCTTCATCTTCTTGTCAGCGATGCCGTAGTGCCGCCCAAACTCCTCGCCCGTTGCGTCCTTGTCCTTGCTGATACCCTTCAAGTACGCCGCCGACTTCGCCAGCAAGTCTGAGTAGACAACCGTGATGGGGTCAATGATGAGCGTGCGGTACTTGTGCGTTTCCGAAAGCAGCGAAGTGACTTCCGCAATCATGTCGTCAAAGTCGCTGGTGGGGTAGTACGCGCCCCCCTTGTCGTTGATGAGCGAAACGTACTGGTCGTTTTCCGCTCCGCGTTCGGTGTCGATGACGTAGGGGGCGGGGAACTGAATCGCCGCCGTTGTTTTGCCCACGCCAGCGGGACCGTAAAACATTGCCTTGAGCCGCTTCTCTGTCGTTGTTGGTGCCTTACCTCTGAGAGCCATGTGAACTCCTTTCAATTCCCGCCCGCGCCTTCGAGTTCGCGGGCAGGACCATCGCGGCAACGCGCCGCTTCGAGCGAACAACCAACATCCACCGCTAAGCGGATGCGGTCGCGGCTTACCCGCTGCACGCCCGTCTGGTGGGCGAGACACGCACAGAAACGCCTTCCGTGACGATGCAGAAGGTGGCGCGGGTAGTCAGCCTGATCGTGCCGCTTCGTTCCTGAGAAACCGCGCCTGCTGGGGCAGACGCGGGGAGGGGGACCGGCGTTAGCCGGTGTGGTGTCAGTTGCCCGTCGCGCGGGCTTCGTCGTTCGTCGCTTTCCACTCGGCGTAGGTCATCTCGTCGTCGTCGCTCGCGTCAACGCCCGCCTTCGCGTCGAGGTCGATCTGGTGCAAGCGGGCGAGTTCGTCGTCGGGGAGAAAGTCGGTCATAACGCACTGGCGGTTTGGTAAAGCCGCCAGCACGGGAGGAGAAGAGAGACAAGACGCCACTGCCTACGCGACGTGCTTCCAACTACGCCGCGTGAACGCTTTGTAAATAGCTTCGTACTGAACGCCAAACCTCACAGAAAACGCCTGCAATACCACTGGAAAACCGCACGAGTTGCGTATCTCCCTCACATGATCTTCTGTAAGTACAACATTGCCAAATCTTGTCTGGTTCGCCGGTCGCAGGACGCGGGCCGCGTGCCTGTTGTTTTCCAACACTGTGCAAACTTCCAAGTTGACTGCGCGGTTGTCATGTCGCACGCCGTTTGTGTGATTGACAACCATGTTCGACACGCCTCCAACAAAAGCGTTGGCCACCAGCCTGTGAACCAAACAAGACACGCCTTTCCGCATCACTGTGGTTGTGCGCATGTATCCGTCGCGGTCTCGCCGAGTTGGAATTGGCTGTTGCGTTCGTGCGCATCTAAGGCCACCGAGATTCGACACCTCGTACTTTTCGTTGCCCTCAACTGGCTTCCACACTTCCAAGTTCATGGGAATGCTCCTAGTCAACCGACCCAAACAACCAACAAGGCAATGACTCGGGCGGGAGTCGAACCCGCTGTACCAACCTGCACGATCAACACGGGCTGGTCTGTTCGTGAGCGGCCTTACACCTACGCCGCATCTCCGAGTCGAAACCCCGCCGCGCCAACAAGGCGTGACGTGGTGCAAGGCTCAGTTCATGGCTTTTTGCACGCGCTTCCAGTAGGCTTCCGTCGCCTTCTTCTGCGGACCTTTCGGCCCGCCGTTCCATGCTCGTGCTACATGCTCGTCGTTCTTGCCGCGTGAGTAGTGGTCGCTGTAAGTGCGAAACATCGCCCGCGACTTGTCCGCGTCCTTGCGGTCGTCAAGCGTCCAGCGTTCTTCGCCCACGATGCGGTTGCAGTCCGCGACCATGATGGGGTGAATCTGCAAGATGCCGACCGCCTTGCCACCGTCGCCAACCGCTTCGGGGTTGCCTGACGATTCAACGTGTTCAATAGCGGGCAGCAAGCGGGCGTAGCGGTCGGCGGTGCCTGCACCGAGAGAGAGGAAGGCACACGCAATAAGGGCTAGGTTGCATTTCATTGCCCACCTGCTTTCGCGAGGGCGGAGGTGCGGTAGGTGGCGAGGAACTCGCTAAATGTGTTGGACCGATCCCAACCCATCGTCTTCAAGTGCGACAGAAAATCTCGCATGTGATTCCATACCGTGTCTTCGTTGTCTGCTTGCTCAGCCGCCGTCCAAGCAGCCCGCAGTTCCTCCGCCTTCGCGTAGGCGTGGAGGGAGGGGGCGGCGCAGATCATGCGAGAGTTTGCGTCAAGTCGCATCACTTCGGCGTCCGGCGTGTCTGCGTCAACAACAACACGATTGCCGTCTTTGTCCGTAAGCAAGCAGATGCAGCCTTGCTTGTCTGATGCAACCGCTTCGCCGCCAACTGGAAACCATTCGTCGATGTTCTTCATCGCTTTCCTCCACGCGACCGCCGCGAGACATTCGCAGCGTCACACAACTTCTCGATGTACTTCATCACGCTCGCCCGCGTGTAGGTGGCGCGGCGACCTGGCACGGGGACGATGAAACCTTGGCGGGCAAGTCGGCTGCAATAAGCAGCGGGCCAGTTCGTTTGGTGACGTAGCAGCTCGCACACGTCAGCCGCGCTGAGTAGATGGAATCCGGGTCCGCCGTCTGTCGTGACACGGGCGGCGGATGGAGACGCTTTCGCATCTATCCCGGTGAGTTGGTCTGGGGTTGGGAGAGTAGCCCGTGTCACGCCTATAAGTTATAACTAATGCGTCTAGAACGCAAGTGCATTGGCCTATAATTTTTCAAAAAGGTTCATAACCTCTTATTCTGTATGAACTTGCTTGCATATGTGGAAAACTCATGTATGCTTGCAAGTGGATATGCGTTGGCCCCTTGCTCTCACCAAAGCCCGTGAACTTCGCGGCCTAAGCCAAGCCGAAGCAGGTGTTGCTATGGGCATATCGCAGGTTGCTTATGGCAATCGCGAGCGCAGCGTCACAACCATAACAGAGGACTGGCTTGCCGAGTTTCTTGACAAAATCCGCATGGAACGTGCAGAGTTTGACAGCATCGCCAAGCGCATTCCAGTACAGTCGCTTGTCCCCTCAGAGGACATTCCGCTCTATTCCAACTTGGCAGCGGCGGGCCAGAGGGCGTTTGTACCCGAAGACGAAGGGGATGAATGGACGCAAACGATGGACAGGGGCGAAATATCAAAGCATCCCCGTGCGTTTGCAGTCAGGGTTGAGGGCGATTCGATGGAGCCGCGCGTGCTGCACGGCGATATTGTGGTTTGCGAGCCGGTCGATGATGAGTATGGGATTGGCTCACTGACGGACGGGCGCATGGTTGTGCTTTGGGGCGGCGTCAGTGAAGTGACGGACTACCAGCGCGACGGCGACCGCAAAGCCAAGCCCATGATTGTGCCTACTGGCGGGATGGTTGGACTCTGGGCCTGGACCGATGGCGGCGCGGAACTTCGCAAGGTCAACACGCGATACCAGCCCGTCAGCATCCCCGCGCAACACGATGGAACGCTCCGCGTGGCTGTCGTCGTAGAACTTCGCAGGCGAGTGTGACGCGGTGTGCGTGAAAGTGTGCGTTTTGTGGTTGCGCACCGTCACGTTGCGTTATGTCATGTGCCAATGAAAACGCGGCATGGCCGTTTTGACCTGCCGCGAGGGGTTTGATATGGCTTGGGAAGCTAGCGTTCTACCACTGAACTACGCCCGCAAGTGCTTGAAAATGTGTGACTTAGTGGTTAGCCTTTACTATCTTGTGTGCTTTCGGTGTGCGTTTTCCTTGGACAATGCGGTGAATGGTATGCCGAACGCTTGCGAGTCGCTCGTCTTGCCAGTCGGTAGCAAACAGGTCAAGGATGATTTGGGTCTCTTTGTTTCGTTGCTCGGCATCAGCCACTCTTTGCTGAGAGGTTTCATCCCACTTGCGGCAGGTAAACGAATCAATGTCGCCGCGCATGCCGAAATACGTGATGGCGGGGTGATGATGGCGGTCGCCCATTCCGTCTTTCTTGAAGTACTTGCGCTTTTCCGCATCGTAAAAGCAGTGTGTCAGGACTTTCTCAATGCGACTTTTTTCGATGTGAAAGGTGAAGATGTCTCGAACCGCCGTGTTGCGAACGGTCACCACCTCGATTTCCATCATGGGTACCGCATCAAGAAACTGCCACGGTTGCTGTGTTGCTGTGGTCATCTGTCCGTTCCTTTCTCGCCAGCGGCACCATCACCGCCTGCTCAATCCTACTCCCCCGCTCCCGCTGCCTGTAGTGCCGCATCGCGACCTCTACCGAGTGGCCCAACCACTCTGCAACGTCCTGAATCGGGTGTTGATCCATCATGTCGTTCGCAAAGCTCGCCCGCAAGCTGTGTAGGGGCTTGCCGTAGTCCTCGACGCCGCTGCGCTCCACGACGCCGCGTGCGTCACGCTCAAAGTTGTTCGGGTTGACTCGCACCAGCAAACCCGTCCGCGAGGGTTGGTTAGCCAACACCTCGTACAGTTCGGGCTTGATTGGCACCACGCGGCGGTGCTTCTTGGTGCTGTCGCGAGTCGCCCCATCGTCTTCGCCGCCTTCTACGGTCATTCGGCGGGCTTGCAGGTCAATCTGCGACCAGTCCGCCCGCTCTATCTCGTTGCGCCGTAGCCCACCCAGCCGGGCAAGGTTGAAAACCAGCCGCCACGATTCGTTGGGGCACGCTTTCAACAGCAACGCCAGTTCGGACAGGGGCACGTAGCGAGAGAACGCCACGCCAACCCGGTGCTTCTGCCGCCCCTCCTTGGCAGCCCGTGACGCGAACGGGTTGGTGGTGGTAAGCCGGGCCTCTATCGCAATCGCCCATATCCGGTGTGCGTCCCGCAGGTGGCGATTGATGCTGGACGATGAGTGTGCCACTCCGTCAGTCTTGCGGAGTGATTCGAGGTAGGCCACGAACGAACGGGCGTCGGCGTCCGTCACTTCGTCCATCCGCTTGCCCGCGCCAAGGTGTGCGACCAGACGCGAGAACGTGAGTTCGTACAACTGGCGAGTCTCGCGCGTCAACTTCCCGCACATTGCGAAGAACCGATGCGACCAAGATTCGATGCTGTCAGGCTCAATGAGGGGCGTGGTGTCTAGCTCGCGTTGTATCTCCCCGCACCGCATCATCGCTTCCGCGCGGGAAACGTCGCCGATGTGCCGGTACATCTGCCGCACCGTTCCATCGGGCATGGGTTGCTTCCACGCGGCACGCCAGCCCTTTGCGCCGTTCTTGCGAGGGGTGACGATAATCATGGTTGCCCATCCTCTTTGTCCGGCGCAATCTCGATGTGTTCGCCCGTCCCCGTCACGACTACTACGGTTGCGCCGACCATATGCAGCAATCGCAGCGCAACCGCGAACGTGACGTTTACGCGCCCTTTTTCGATGCGCACCATGTTCGGGCCTCCGACTTCGCGCAGGCTCATGCCCGCCGATGCTCGCGCGTAGGCGATTGCGGGGCCGATGGGTAGTGTCCGATGTTCCATGTTGGTTCCTTTCAATCCCGCCCGCGCGGGTGAGCGACGGGCGAGGGGTGGGTCACTCGCCGTATACCTTGTCGGCACGGTCAATAGCCTCCGACTTAGGCATGGGGCCAAAGTACGTTGCGTCCGAGTTGAAACGTGGGTATGAAACATGCTCAGGCCAAACCACGCGCCACCACATCCCGCCCAGCGTGTCCGCGCATGTGCAATCTTCCCCGCAGGTGCAGTTGTGTTCGACTACATCCGTCCAAGGCGTGTCTGTGCTGCCTTCGATTGCACTGATGAGGTCGCCCGTGCTGATCGCTACTGACTTGTGCTTAGCCATGTTCTTCCCTTCAAATTCCACCTGCAATCCGGTGGGCCGATCAATCCCGCCCAGCGTGGTTAGACGGTGGGCGAGGGGTGGGTGTCAAGCAACTTGTGCCACGGCCTTTGGTTCGATGGTGACGAGAACGCCACCCTTGCGACGACGTACCTTGATTCGCTTCTCCGCAGCAGCTACCCGCCATTCATACGCCGTGTCTTTCTTTGCCGCCTTCTCCGCTTCGTCGCACGCATACCAAATGTCGTGCAGCAGCCAGTACCGATCATCGCTGCTCAACTTGGAAAGCAAATCGGGCAGGTTGCTATAGGTTCTGACGTGGTGCAGCACGGTCCCACCCCCGTGACGGCAGGCAATTTGCAACCGCCCGCTCTCATGCCGGTGCTTGACCAGTTGGAAGTGGTAGGAATGCGAGTCGCACTTGTTGCGCCCGCAACGACCAGGTTCATCGTACAGAACCGTGTAGTCGTCGCCAAGTTTCGGCGGGTTGGGTTGGTAGGTGCTGAAATGCACGCCGTCCCATGAATACGCATTGGGTGTACCGTTCACGCTGTTTCCGCCGCATCCGCACATAGCCAATCTCCTGTGTTTGCGCACACCCCTGCAATCCGGGGCCGATGAAACCCGCGCCGCACGGTCAAGCGGGGCGCGAGGGGTGGTTAGATAAGGGCGATGTTCACGAGGTTGGCACGGTAGAACCTGCCCACAATCGACCATTCGTGGTCAATTTCCACGTCTGCGTCCTTGCTCCGCTTCACGATCTTCCGCACGGTGCCGGTCATGCCGTAGAGTTTGAATTGCTGCTGCACACCATCGACGTACACGGGGATGGTTCGGTCACCAATGTACTTGACGCGATCCCCAACCGAGAAGCCTGCGAACGTGGTAGTCTTCACATCCCACCCCCATTCGTCGCGCGGGCGATGGCGGCGCGGGCTGCGGCTGCACGGTTGGCAAGCGTGTCGCGAGAGATGGGGTGATTCGGATCAACCGAAAGCCGCAAGTCGCGTTCAACGCCTTCTGCAATGGCAAGCAATGCCGCGTACAGGTCGGGCGCGGCTGCCCCCAGCTTCGCATTCGCTACGTTTTCTTCGTAGCTGCGGCCCACCCACCCGTCGAAGTTGGCAACTAGGTTGCCGTTCTGGTCATACACAAACGGCTTGCGGTGCGATGCCACGGGTTCGCTGTAATGCCACTGGCGAGGGGTGGGCATCTTCCGCAGGTCCGCGTTGATACGCGCCGCCGCGCGGTCGTGGTCTTCCATATCGTAACCGCCGGTGAACTCGTCAAATTGTTCGGGCTGTTCTTGGACGCGAGGGGTGCTATTGTCTGTACGCATTGCTGCAACTCCAGTGATGCCACGCCCCCGGTGTTTGCGCACGCGGGGGCAACTTGTTTCCCCGCACAACGCGAGGGCGAAAACAGGCCGGACCCGTTGGGGTGCGGCGTGTGGGTGTTACTTCTCCAGACCAGACAGCACGCGGAATCCGCGACGAAGCACGGTTGCCATGCGATCGATGTACTCGGGTGCCTTGCGATATGAGAAACAGGTTTCTTCAATAACCAAATTGCGCCACATTTCCAGTTCGTGATTCGCGTGAGTCTCTGCCGCATAAGCCGGAATCGCGTACACCAACCCATGAACACAAAGCTGTTTGTTCTTGTCCAAGTACGTTGTAGTCCAATACACGTTCTTTGCGGTTTTCTTCACGACAATGCCAAGTCCGCCGTCAAAATTGCCCCACCACCACTTACCGGAAAAAAGTTGAACCTTCAGCCCCCGGCACGTCTGCGAATGCGTTGTCATCGTTCATTCTCCAGTGTTTGCGCACAAGCCAGGCACAACGCCCAGCGAAACCCGCGCAGACCCGTTGGGGTGTGCGCGAGGGGTGGGTTAGAATGCAGTCTCGGACCACGCGCGGAACATGTGCTGCCACAGGTCAGACTGCCAAGCGTCCGTAGCTGGCACATCGTCAGCGTTGAAGCCCTTGGACTTCCACGCCGTGCGTACTGCGTCGATGGTGTGGGTGCGCGATGCGTGTACGTACTTTGCGCTACCAAACACATCGCCCCAAGTGCTATCCGATTCGCTGGCGTGGTTGTAGCAATCCGTCATACCGTCAAATGTCCCGTATTCGTGTTTGTCCAAAATTGCATTCACGCTGGCGGATGTGGGACCATCGACCCATGAAACGTCGATAGAGTTCCCACCAGAAAACGACTTGTAGCGAATTGAAAACTTGGTTTTCGGGTACAGTCGTTTGAGTTCGCGCCGGATGTTCTCGGCAGCGATGCGACCCGGTGCCCAGTCTTTGCGAGCTTGCACGGTCAGCAAGTGCGGGTGAAGTGTGGGCAGTGCGCCGCGAATGTTGGCGTTCTCTGCCGCTTCCGCTTTCTTCTCGCGTTCTTTCTGGGCTTGTTTCTGCTCTGCATCGTGCAACATACGCACGACTTCATCATGTTCGGCCATGCCCGGCAGCACTTCCCAACGGTCAAACGGGCTTTCTCGCGTAATCAACCCATCATCCCACACCACATCCAGCACGATGGCGACAGCTTGCATTGTCGCGCCGATGGTGTATATGGGTCGATCTGGCTTACGTGCGTTGAAAACGACGCCAGTTCTGTAGTTTGCTGCATCGGACCAACGAACACGCATACCAACAATGTCGCGAAGTTCCATACGTTTCTCCTAGTGTTTGCGCACACCGCCCACATCGGGCGGAAACAGGCCCAGACCCGGTAGGGTGTGGGCGTGGTGGGTTAGGCAGTAACCAAGCTGCTGGCTGGTAGATTCTGCAGCATCAAAGCTTTGCATTCGTGTTCGTCGTCGCGTCCCAATGCCGCGATGATGTCGTGGTGCCATTCGGGTAGGCTAAAACCCGCGTGGTACGGGCTGCCGCGATGGTACTTTGCTAGCCACGCTTTGCCTTGTTTGGTTTGCTTCCAGTCGGCAAATCGACAATCGGCGGATTGTTGCAAGAAAGCTGTGATACGGGTTTGCCATGCCATGATTCGATTCTCCTGCTCGTTTGCGCGAATCGCTTGCCGACGCTGGCAAGTGATATATCAGTATACACTACACATCGACCGCTGTCAAGTATGAAAGCAAAGAATCTGGCGTGCAACTTGCAGATTCCCCCCTTCGTGTGTGTTGATCCCCCTTGATTCCACAATTCCAGACGGTAGAATCAGTCTTTCGTTGTACGTGAGTACTTACAAACATCGCAGGTACTCCAGCATCACGACACATCCGCGCGCACACCATCGCGAGCAGCACACACTCACCAATTGCTACGCTCGCAACGTGTGTGCGCGGGTGCGCCGTGTGTGGGTGGGTGTGTGTGACGAAAAAAGCAGGGTGACGACGGACGCCCAGTAGGTCGGTGTGGTGGTGGGTAGGCTGCGGTGGTGACGTGGTGGGTAACGCGGTAGTGGGTCAAGTGATGCGAGTAGAGTGGGCAGTGGGTCGGCTATCTCACACGCGCGTGAGTCTCGCCCCCATCCCGTGCATCCAGGCGGTACACATGACCACGCGAGCAAGAATCCTGTGCATCCAGGCGGTGAAACGCACACCACAACGCACACCAAAGATGCAAATACCTGCAATTGCGACACTTGCAACGGTTGCCGCTGGCTTCGTGAGCCAGATGCACACACGATGCACGCAGACGAGGGGGGCTAGGGGGGGATCGCGGGGGCGGCTGGTAGTCAGTTGACCCCCTCAACCGTCTGGAAAAAATATCGAGGGGGTTACACAAAGGAGTCCACATGAGCGACGTGAACAACACAACGGATCAAACGACGGACGACGGTGACACAATTGCTGACCACAGCGAGAGTCACTACTCAAAGGCAACGCATGACAACTTCGACTACATCGCAATCGTCAAACTTGGCGACCAATGGCATTCAGTGCTTACCAGCCTGCTGGTTGAACACGACGACGGCTTTGTTACGCTTGAGCCTCCGATTGTCGAGCATGAAAACTTCTGGCCTGGACTCGCAATAGGAGGTCGCAGAGTGCCATGTCCTCGCGGCCTGAGCGTTCGCAAGGAATGTGTGCTTGCAGTCATCGACGCCCCGATGGGTAGCTAATGCTTGTCCTTCACCTTCCAGTATTCCTTCGCCATGACTTCGAGCATGGGCAGGACGGTGTTGCGTGAGAGGTCGCCCATGAGGTCTTGTGCTATTGCACGTTCGTCTTTGAGCCTGCACACGACCACGCGGAAGACGTAGCCTTCGTTGGGCACGTAGCCCATGATGTGCAGCGCGAACCGCAAGCCGTCTTCGTGCTTGCTGTTGTGCTTGTTGTGGCAGGCGATGAGGGCGTTGCGGACGGCGTTGCGGACACGGTTGGGTATGTGGTGTTCCATCAGTTCCCGCTGTAGAAAGGGTTGTCCGCAAGCAGGTCATCACAGTCAGGGGATACGAGGTCGTCAGGGAAGATGGGTTCGAGGGAAGGCCACGCCATATGACCCCCTGTAAGTTGCTACGCCACCGCCTGACCTCTTTCGCTGAGAGCCTTCTCAATCCGCTGCTTTGCAATCTCGCAGTACGCCGGATCAAGTTCAATGCCGATGAACTTGCGGCCAGTCTTCACGCAGGCAACGCCCGTGGTGCCGCTGCCCATGAAGGGGTCGAGAACGGTTGTCCCCATCACCGAGAGCATCGACTCCAGCACCGAGACGGGCTTCTCTGTTTGGTGGTTTCGATGTTTAGACGCAACCACGTTCTCACGAAAGACCCCCGGCGCAGACGGTTTGGAATAATCCCACCCGATCGGCCCATTAGTTCCCCAAACAAAGTACTCGCTTTGGTGCGCGAAACGTCCGCTCATGGGGCGAACTGAGCCGCCCTTGTCCCACACGCCAACACCTCGCCACACAAAGCCTGCGGCCTGAATCACATTCGTGCAGTTTGGAAGTTGCCGCCAATCAGTAAACACAGCCGCATAAGCACCCGGATTGCAAATGGCCTTGCACCGCGTCATCCAAAGCGTTGACCAAAACGCCCAGCCCATTGAATCGCGTGAGTCGCCAATAACTTCCGGCAAGTCGCCAGCCGTCGTGCTGTTATACGATCCAAGGTACTTTGAAGCGGTTGAGTTTGCTCTGTCGCCGCGAAACTGCCCGCCAGATGAGTACGGGGGATCGGTCACAACAGCGTCAATGCTTCCCGCCGCCAGTTTGGGCAGGATTTCGAGGCAGTCGCCGCAGTAGAGCGTTACGTCGTCGGTTTGGAAGTAGGGGACAGGTAAACTCATGTAGGCATCATCCTTATTTCCGCTGACCAGTTCTTGCCGTGATTGCGTGACAGGCGTTCGTGCTTTGCCTCTGC